GCCGGGGATGGTCGGGATGACCACTGTGATGTCGTTCTCGATGCCCGTCATTACAAGCTCCTGTAAAAGTGTTCTACCAGGGAAGAAAGCCGTGCTTGCGCAGGAAGGTCTCACGATCTTTACCGGCTTGCTCGTAGAGACCGGGGTTTCGGTTGGTGAAGCCGTTGGGGTCGTGGTGGGTCAGGTCGGGCGCTTCGATGCCGACCACACCTCCAGCCTGGCGAGCACGCAGGTCCAGGTCCGAATCTCCCCACCACCAGAGGAAGTCCTCATCTGCCCGCAGTCCGGCACTGCCGCGCAGTGCGAACGCGTAGCCGACCATCCGGTTTCCCAGATGCCAGGGATCGGTGTCCACCCGCTTGGGGATGATGCCGTGTGGCGCGACGAAGGACGCTGCCGCGTCGTTTGCCATGATCGCTGCGGCCAGAGCCTGCACGATGTTCTTGGGGAGGGTGAGATCGTCGTTGAAAACGGCTACGACGTACTCTTCGCCGTTGTCCTGTTCGGCTGCGGCTACCCGGTCCAGGCCGATGTTCCAGATCTTGGAGAGATTGACCGGCTCGCCTTCCGGACGCCGGTAATGGATGATCTCGGTTCGTCCGTTGATCATCTCCAGCGGAGGCTCGCAGCCGTTGTCCACGACCACCGTTGGCACACCGTCTTGGAGAAGCCGCCAGCACATCTCCGCCAGCCACGGCAGGCGGGTGCGGGAGCAGGTGGGGATGACCGCGTACAGATTGGGATTCGAGGTCACTTGAGCCTCCGTGCCCACATATAGGCATCACCGGGGTTCGGGTTGTACTCGACGTGGACTTCCTTGAAGAAGTCGCTCAGGCACGCTCTTAGGGCGTTTGGCGGCACGTTGCCGTAGTACTGGCCCTCCGGCACACCCCACTCGCCCCGTGCTCCGTGCGGCGGACGCCCGTCACTGGCACAGGTGGCGATCAGAAGTTCCGGGCCGCCCCAGGATAGGCAGGCAGCCATCGTCTTGATGATCGCGGACCAGTGCTGGGCGTGCTCAAACAGCTCCGTGGCGATGACGATGTCCCAGCTGTCCCACTCGCTCGGCTGCCAGGTGGACGCGTCGGCGACGATCTGCACGCCTGGCGCTGGCTCGATGTCCAGGCCCGTGAAGAAAGCGTTCGGGAGCTGGTCGCGCACACTGCCGTTGACGTCCGCGCCGCCGACGTCAAGGATGCGCCACTCCGTCAGCGGATCGATTCGGGTCTGCGCGAGCATGCGCGCGAAACCCGCGTAAGCTTCAAGATGCATTCCTGCACTTTATACGATTTCAAGAAGCGTGTAGACCTGGGCAGTCGTACCGTTTGCCGCGCTGGTCAACGTACCCGTACCGATACCGCGTTCCATAGTCACGCCGATAGCGGCCGTTCCTGCTGCGATGCCGGACACTACCTTGCTTCCCACGCAGGGGAAGTTGCGGTTGATCAATGGCATGGATATTTCGAAACCGAGGAACTGCGTTCCGCCCGTGGTCAAGGTGGCGCCTGTCTGCCAGCGGAAGCGGACACGGACAAGATCATTTGCGACCGTGGTCTGACAGGCTGAGACTATCGTCAATTTGTACTGTGTCGTGGTGCCCAGACTCGTGAACGATACGAAGTCCTGGACCGTCTCGGCCGTGAAGCCAGCGTTCGACGCGTTGCGGGTCAGGTCTGTGACGAAACCCTTCTGCAAGGGAACCCACGCCGTGCCGTTGTAATACTCGTAGAGCAAGCCGTCCAGACGCCAAGACAGCTCACCGGTGTTCGGAGTGGGGTTGCGCGTCGTGCGGTCGGTGGCACTGAGATAGCGCTTCACCAGACGGTTCTCCATACCACTGACCGCAGTGGTGACGAACTGCGAGAACGTCGTAGGGACGTTGGCAGGGTCTGATCCCACGGGGATGATCAGACCCTGGTCAGTGGTGGTAGTGGTCATGAGCGGATCATACCTTTACAACGGGCTATACGGGACCGCGCAGAATTGCCCGGTCCCAGAAGACGTTCCCGCTCGTCGGCGTAGCACTGGAAGCCGTGAACCGGGTCAGCAGCTCCAGCCGGACGAACTCCGTGTTGGCGGGAGCCGACACGAACGGATCGAAAGTGGTGCGGTTGTACTGCCAGTTCGGCTGGTTGGAGTTGGCGCTGATCGAAGACATCTGAGTGTCCAGCAGTGTGCCGCCGCCACCGTCGATGAATCGGATACGTACCTCTGCACCGATGGACAGACCGCTGGTGCTGGTGACGAAAGCCCATGAGAACGCGGCGGCTGTCCACCGCTCTCCTTCAGATGCCTTGACCTGGGTAGAAATCAGCCGTGTGACGCTGGCGCCCGCTCCGGTGGTGGTCAGTGCGACGTTCACCAGGCCGTTGCCGTCGAGCGCGAAGGAATTGATCGCATGGTTGGTGGTGGGGGTGCCCGCAGCGGTGCTGTCGTTGACGACGGTCCAGCTCGTGGGGGTGCCGGTGCCCGCGCCGGACTCGAACGATGAATTGAGAACGGCGGAGTTGTTCGGCCCGGACTGCGTGCCGATGACGAACCATTGCGCGTCCTGCTTGATGACGATCACGATGTCGCCCAGCAGCGGACGGTACTCCGGGAACAGGTACGCAGCGGTGACCAGGACATTGGAGCCGGAGATCTTGACCGTGATGTTGTCCGCCTCGACGATGTCCGAGACGACGCCCACCCGTGTGATGGTGGATGATTCGGACACTTCGGCAACAGCTTCGGGAAGCTGTTCAGGACTGGTCACGACGATCCCCAGGACGAGAGCGGACAGGATGACGACGAATCGCTTGAAGATATTCATGAAGTAAATATAACAACGTACTCAAGAAGCAATGACCTCTGCCGATATCTGCCGCAGCTCCCGGCTGTTGATCACGGTGCTGTCCTGTGCGCTCCCGGCGTACTGCACCGATTCAGCCACCTGAGTGGTGATTTCTCCATCGAACCACAGCGCGAAGACGTCGCCGGGGTCTAGCAGCGGGAAGTGCGGAAGTGTGATCGTCCAGGATCGTTGCAGAGACAACGACTGGCGGAGAACGCGTGTGGCAAGCTCTTCACAGCCGTTGACGTCGATCGGCAGCTGGCTCTTGACTACAAGATTCTGTTTGCCGAAGACACCGCCCCAGTAGGTGGGGGAAGCCGAGTTGTTGTCGCGGACGGTCACCCGGACCGGGACCTGGTTCCCGTAGCGCTCTGCCACCACCGTGACCGAGTTGTAGATGCCTTCTCGCGACTTCGCCGCCTGCACGTTCACCGTGACGCCGTTCTCGCCATCACGGAAGACGATTCCAGTACTCGGTGCGGAGACTCCGATGAAGTACGGGTTGGTGTAGATCGTGAAGCCGCCAGTCCGATCAGGCTGCCAGATCAGCGACGCACCACGTGCCAGTTGGTCCATCGCCTGCCCCAGATCGTCCTCCCAGACAAGACCGGAGGGAATCAGGACGTCGCGAGCATGGCTGTAGTCAACCGTCCAGGCGGGATTCACATTCTGGAGAATCTTGGCCATCTCCATCCGCGCCTGGTTTCCGTCCGTCGCGGCCCATGGCGTCTCGAATGCGGCACGGATCGCTTCGGCGCTGCGCGACAGCAGCGGCACCTCCACCTTGCCGTCCGGCATCTCCAGGACCTGACTGTCTACCCGGCCGGTGAAGATCGGGATGTCGACGACACCAGAGATGCCGGTGCGGATGTAGACCTGATCCGACAGCGGGTTCAGAAGCCCGGAGTCGATCAGCTCCTTGTCGACGACGATGGACCCGTCCCGGCCGCCCTGCGTGTTATAGGTCGCTGTAATAGAAGCGCTGACCACGGGGATGTCCCCGAGAGACGTACCGCCGCGCACCACCGAGACCTTAGTGCTCATATTGTGGTTGTCCAGCAGTGCTGCCTGCTGTGTCGGCGTGACCGTCCAGACCATCAGTACCCCACCCCCTGCGCGACTTGCTGGTATGTCTCCCCTGTCGCGGTAAGGGCGGTGAAGGAGACGCCGATCGCGGAAGCGGCCAGGTCATCGTAGGTGGCACCCCCGCCACCCACACCGTTGCCGCCGGTCATGCCCTCGTTGACATCGGCGGGCGCGTACTCCAGCCGGAAGGGGACGTCCCAGGTTCGCTGCGGATCGGTGTAATCGTCGGTGTTCGCGGGGTTCTCCACCAGATCACCGACACTGATGTAATCCGACCCGTAGGGGCGTCCCCAGCCGTAGGAGGCGGGCAGCGACACCATGACGATCTTCCCCGGCAGGAACATGGCATAGATCGTGTCGATGTCGGTCAGAGATTTGCTGGCCAGGTGGAACACGGAATCGTACTTCTTGCGCGCAGCGCCGACGAACCGTCCACGCTGGGAGTTGACCGTGTCGAACTGTCCGCTGGCGTTGCGTGACACCCGCGCGTCCCAGTCCGTCAGCGTGATCTGGTCGGTCGCGTCGCAGGTGTTGAACTGTGCAGTGGAGAAATCCAGCACGAAGTTCAGAGACGGGTTCTCCGGGTCGCGTATCCAGCCGTTGCTGCCCGAGGACAGCGTCACCGCAGCACTGCCGGTCACAGCCGCGCTGGAACAGAGAGTCCACAGCTCGTAGGTGAGGCTGGTGTCGAAAGGTGCTTCGTTGTCGTAGACAGTGGCGATGGCGGTGTTCGCAGCTGAGGTCGCAAGCTCCGTGTAGAACGGGGATCCGCGCACTTCGGTGCGAGTGCTGTCCGGGGTCACCCGGAACAGCTTCACCGGCTGTCCGTAGATCACCGTGTAGTCGTCGTACTGCGTGTTGACCGGAGTGGTGTTGGTGTTGCCCGTGGTGAGGATCGCCCGCACGCCTGTCGCCATCGTCGTGGCGGTGGATAGGATGCCGGGATCGGTCACGGTGACGTCCCAGGCCGTAGGCTCGTTCACCGTGCTCACCCATGCCTTGGCCATGAGCGTCGTCCCGCACGTGGCGAAGCGCAAGCGCAGGTTGGTGGTATTGGTGTAGACGATCGCAGAAGTGACGGTCGCCAGCGTGGTAGCCGTACCAGCGATCACGCGCCTGATGATGATCTGGAGGACGCCCGACAATCCGAAGGATGCCGTGGCGTAGTACTCGGTGTTAGCGGCAGAGTCTCGCCGGGACATCAGACCCAGCTCGATCGGCGCACCCGTGGCCACCACACCGGGGACCAGGGTGATCGTCTGGTCGGAGTCGGCCAGCGGGCCGTCGATCTGCGTGTGGCGGGCGACGTTGACCGAGGTCAGCGCGATCTGCCCTCGTGTCCCGGTGGTGGAATAGTCGGCCGCCGCACCACCAGTGGTGGTCCATGCCTGTCCGCTGTTCGCACTGCCCCAGCCGCTGGCGACTGATCGCGTGAACGTGTCGCGCACGACCGTCTGCTCTACGTCGATGCGGATGTTTCCTGCGACAGTGTCAGCGGTCGCGGTGATCGACGACATCAGGGCCTCCGGGGACGCTGTTTGATGGTGCGGGCTGTGCCGTTGTCGACCTTCCGTACCACCCGGACGGTGTGCGGTTCCAGCTGGTCATCCCCGAGGATCACCTGTACCACGATCTGGTCTTCCGGCCGCAGCATACCCGTGGACAAGCCGGTGCCGCCCTCGCTGGCGATGGCCTGGCCGACAGCCTTCATGGCGCGCGGACTCTCCAGCGGAAGAACCGCCTCCTTCTTGCCGGTCTCCGCGATAGCCGCGATCGTCGGGTTCATCGCCAGACCACCCCGCGCCAGCTCGGGAATATTAGGGATCTTCGGCACCGTGAGATCGAAGAACGGCGTCTTGTTCAAAGTCTCGACAACTGCCTTCAAGCCGTCGTTGATGCCGGAGATGACACTGCGGTTCAGGAAGCGGATCAGGCTGTTCGCGATCTTCTTGGAGAAGTCGGCGATCAGTCCGCCAGCAGCTCCCAGTCCCTCGAAGAACTTCCCGATGATCGATTTACCGGTGTCCAGCAGCTTCGGACCGAGGTTCTTCAGCGTCTCGGGCAGCCGGGCGATACCGATGCGTACCTTGTCCAGGGTTCCGGACACGAAAACCAGCAGGTTATCGAATGAGGTGGCTACGAAGTCGAGCGCGTCCTTGACTGCCTGCTTGAGGAAGTCAGCTCCCAGGCCGTTCCGGAAAGCCGTCTGCATCCTGGTGAGGAACCCGAAGACCGGCTCCAGCTTGGTCCGGACGAACTCGAACGCCTTCGCCACGATGCCCAGTGCCACGCCCAGACCGCGCAGCAATGGTAAGCCGACAGCCGCAAGGATGCGGAATAGCTCCACAGTGATCTTCACCAGGGACAGGACAGTAGGCAGCAGGTCTTTGACAGCCTGCTTGGCGTCGGCGAACAACTGCTTGAGATCGACGTTCTTCACGAAGTCGGCCAGCGCCAGCAGCCCGTCCTTGACGATGCCGCCGAGGATCTTCCCGAAACTGGCGCCATCCGCCGAGAGACTGCCGAATGCCTCCAGCAGCGGTGTGACCGCTGGCGTGATCTCGTTCAGGAAGTCTGCCAGACCGTTCAAGATCGTCTCGAAGAAGTTCTGCGCCTTATCTGAACCAAGGAAGGTCAGGACCTCCTTGAAGATGGCGTTGAACCCACTGGCGACTCGAACCAATGCAGGCTGGAGGTCCTTGATGTTCTCCGCCACGCCGCCGAGAAGTGGAGCGGTCCCGGAGAAGAACGCCTCTTGGATCGCCTTCTTGACCGGGCTGAGGATCTTCTGCGCCTGCACCAGTGCCAGGACGAAAGCCTGCGCGGACTTGGACAGGCCGTTGAACGCCTGGTTCTGCTTGGCCAGTGCGGCAGCACCGGCTTGCTGCGAAGCGGCGAGACGATCCTGCGCGTCGCGTAGCCCTTCCAGGGCGCGCTGCACCTGCTCGCTGCCCTCAACACCGTTCTTGTCCGCCTTGGCCTTCTGGTTCTGAAGGTCCTTGGTACGGTCGCGTGCCTCGGCCAGACTGGCATTCGCTTCGTCCAGCTGAAGCTGCGCCTCGGTGACCGCACGCGGGGAGTTGAGCGCACGTGCCTGCTGGAGAGCAAGCTGCGCGTTCTTCACGTTGTCGATGGCGCGCTTCTCGGTCACGCGTGCGCGCAACAGCGATGTCTGAAGCTCGCGGATGCGCTTGATCTCGTCTTCACGAGCTTTGACGATCGCCTGCTGCGCCTGGAGAATGCCACGCTGCGCGTCCGCGATCTGACGTCCGGAACTGCTTGCAGCAGTTCCGGCAGCCTTGGCCTGCGTCGACTGCTCCTTGAACGCCTCGGCGACACCGGACACGGCGGTGCTCACCACAGCGAATCCTGCCACTGCCGCAGCCGCAAGACCGGGCAGTAGGGCCAGCCCGAAGCTCGCGATGGAGATGAGGCTGTTCACAGCTGCCGCAGCTACGGTGATCGCCACGGCCAGTGCTTCGAAGGCGGTGATCAGGATGACGATGCCGACCGGTCCCGCCTCGCCGAGCTGAGCCAGCACGTTGGAAACGTTGCCGATACTGCCGAGGATGCCGCTCAGACTGTTCTGTGCAGTCTTCCCAGCGTTCGTCACGCCTTCGAAGGTGGACTTGAACAGGTCAGCGTCGGTGAACACACCTTTTGTAACATTGCGCAGCGCTTTCTCAACATTGGTGAACAGACCGCTCACATGTGTGCCCGCACCGGAGAACGCCTTGCTGATGTGATCTGCTGTGTGGTCAGCGGACTTCTCGATCTTGTCAAGTTCCTTGTCGACGTCTTTCGACGTCTTGGTGGTGAACTCCTTGGTGTTGGCGACGATCTCGACGTACGCCACCTCGATGGGCTGCGTCATCCTGCTCGCGCCTCCTTAGCCTGCGTGACGATCATCTGTGCCTCAGAGATCGTCGTGCCGCCCTTCCACCAGGACGGAACCCTGATCTTCTTCGCTTCCTCGGTGAGCATAGCTGGCTTCTCCTGCTCCTCTACAGATCCTGTAAGCAGCTGGGATGCCTTCTCCGGCTCCTCTGCCGTCTTGAGTCGGTAGAAGTGCAGCAGGTCGAGGAACTGGACCGAGTCCAGTTCCATCGGGTCTACGCCGCAGCTGAGTGCCCATCCGTGGAAGGTGTGCCATCGCCACCGGTCGCTGATCCAGCGGACTTGCCCGATGACGACTTGGTAGGGCGTAGGCCATAGCACTCCAGCAGATAGACCATGATGTTCATGGCCTCCTCGACCCCGAACTCATCCCAGGGGTCCGCCAGACGTGCCACCAGGTGTTCCCGGTCCTCGTCTGCCATCACGCCGCTGAAGAAGACCGCTGCCTTCTCCTTCGCGTTGCCGAGGTTCAGCTCGAACGTCGAATCGGTCAGCTCCTGTAGGACGTCCGGCTTGATCTTCGGATAGCACCGGATCTCCCGGCCGTCGAGCTTGAACCGGATGTCGGTCTTCTTCTGAGTGAAGTCCTTGAACTTCACGTTGTTCGCCATGTCCGCTCCCTGTCGGCCCGTTTTATAAACCCTATACGGTCTTAGTACTCGACGCCCAGGGGAGCGCATCCTTCAGGAACGGGTTCGGCTTCATACCACGCACAGACTTGGTGATCACCCACTTGCCCGCTTTCTTCCAGAAGAAGCGCAATGCTTTCGCCTTACGGGGCACAATCGGGGTGTGTCGGGGTCCGTAGATGCCGGTGCCGTCGTGCACCCACCGGCTGTAGTAGACGTTGGTGCCCACCCGCATCGCCAGTTCCGGACCGGAAGTCACCAGCTGTGTGGCGATCGATGCCCGGAGCAGGCCGGTGTCCACCCGCTTCGGACCGGAACCGGTCGCACCGCCGAGGTTGCGACGGGCACGGCTCTGCACCTTGACGCCGCGTTTGATGAGATCCCTGGCCACCGGTCCGACCGGACTATGCAGGATGTAGTCGATCTGTGCCGGATTGAGCACCCGGATCACTTTCGCGGGCATCTCACACCAGCTGGAAGCTGTAGTTGATGGCGACACCGCCGCAGTTGCCTTCCGGACCGATGAAGTCCGACCCGGCCACGCGGTAGTCCGTGATCCGGTAGGCCGCCTTCTCAGCCGCCAGGTAGCACGTGATGCCTTTGCGCAGGTAGAACTCGTCGAAATGCTGCTGCTGTGAAGCGTCGAGCAGGGACTGCGGCGTGGGCAGCGAGAGCTTCGGTTCAGTCTTGATGCCGGGGACGCAGCGTAAGAAGATGGCCAGCACAGACCACATGTACGACCGGTCCGCACAGCCGCCCTTGTTCGGCAGGTTGGAAGAGTCCACCGGAAAGATCTCGGTCGGGTTCTTCCTGGTGACGGTCTGCGCGAAATAGCCGCCGCAGTCGCACAGATCCCAGGGGATCGTCCCCGGCATGGACAGGATGCTGCGAGCGGGCACGATCCCCTGTGCAGCGAACTCGGCGAGCACGTTCGACCCGGCACCAGTGACCACAGCGAATCCGGACAGACGCAGGATCATGCCGTCCCCACCGCCCGGAAATCAGGTCCATCGAGGTCATAAGCCTGCGCACGCGCCATCAACCCATGGGGGTTATATGTCTTGATGAACAGATTCGCGACGGGGAACTGCGCGTAGAACTGTGTGAGCCCGTTGTCGACGTTCTGGAACGACATCGAAATGCCCTGCCGGGACAGGTCGGTGATACCAGCAGGAAGCTCGCAGTCCTCCCCGTTCAAGAAGTCCACGAAGAAGCAAGCCAGCTGCCCCACAGCCAACTCTCCGAGTGTGGGCACCGGCTCCCCGTACTGGGCGACTACTTCCCAGGTTCCGACTTCTGTCGACGCCTTGTTCAGGTCGTTGCAGTACGGCCAGAGCTGTCCGCCGAGGCGCACCAGCTTGCGATAGTCGTCCACTCGGTAGTCTGTGCCGTTGACCAGCGTCGTTCCGTCAACCTTCACGGAGACGACTGACACCACCGGACCTGGCAGGAAGGTCTCGGAAATGGCGGTGCAGCTGCATCCGCTGGTGCACTGGCCGCAACCGAGGTTGTACCAGACGCCGTTATACCAGTAAGGCTGCGGATAGGTGCCGAAGTTCCACCAGTTAGCCCACCCCGGCCAGCCGATGCCGAAGCACTCCTCACGGCACGGCCGCAAGGCTACCGTGCACAGACCGAACCGCTGTGCAGTGGCGTAGTAAAGGAACTCGCTGGCCGCTTCCACGGCCGCGCCCGTGATCGCAGGCGAGACCCCGGTTAGGTCACAGGTTCTCGGCCACTGCACCGGCCATGGATCACAGGGACCCGGTGTGTAGAGCTGCGGTGTGGTCACGATTCCCTCCTCATCTGAAAGTTTAAAAGGGCGGGCTGGTTTTAAACCAACCCGCCCTTTTGTTTAGAAGTCCTGATCAGGTGAGCAGGAATGCCCCGCACACCGCAGGCGGTGTCGGCGGCGGCGTCAGCGTGATGTTGTGCAGGAAGTCGTCCTGGTAGGTGGTGGTGTCGATCGTGCCACCACTCCAGTACGGACCTGAACCCGGACCCTGTCCCCACAGCGAGGACGGGAAGTTGGTCATCGCGGTGCCGCTCATCTCCAGCGGGCCGTTCTCGATCGTCCAGCCGTTGAGCTTGAAGTTCCAGACATGCGGCCATGCCCAGTACAAGTAGCGCTGGAGCCCGGTCGCCGGGTCGCAGGCGAACTGCCCTGCTACCGGCTGCCACGTCTCCAGGCTGAAATGCGCCTCAGCGTTGTTGTAGCCGTAGGCGACGCCTGTGCCGGTGACCGGGGAGCCAGCGGTGATCAGCCGGGCGCCGCTCACGATGACCAGTGCGTCCGGATCGACCACACAGAAGTTGATCCCCAGGTTCGAGTTGGCGTAGGCGTTGCGACCGACCTTGTTGATGCACAGGGTCCCGTTGGCCTTCTTGGTCCGGAAGGTGTCGCCGTCCTCGTACTGAGGCTCCGGCTCGATGCTGATGTACCCATCGGTGACCACGACAGCCGAGGATGCACCGGTTACCGGTGCTCCGCAGCTGTCCAGCTTCACCAGCCGCAGCACAGTCCCCTGAACAGCGGCTCCACACTGTGCAACCATTTTTGATCTTCCTTACGGAGTCGTGTCGAGCGAGACGAGGGAGGCGAAGTGGCAGCATCCCCAGCCGATGACGAAGCGCTGCTCCGCCACCAGAACAGTGCCGTTGGTGTCACGGTCCAGGATCTCGGCCGGATCGCTTGCGGTCCACCTGATCTCACCGGACCACACCTTCACCGGACTGGTGGCGTAGACCCAGGCGAATCCGGCCGGTGCCTCGGTGCCGTCCGGACCGGTGTTAGGACCGCTGTAGGCCACCACAAGGCTGCCGCCGATGGTGTAGAGCCTGCCGTTTCGTTCCTCCAGCAGGTGGAGGTTCGCCAGCAGGGCGATCAGCTTCCGGGGGATGTGCAGGAACGGCACACCGCCGTAGCAGTCCGCCATGGCCTGTTCGAGCAGGCCGATGGACAGGTCCAGCACGTTCCCGGTGCCGGTGACGATGGTCGCGGCTGTCTGGAGAAGGAGATCGTTCCCACCGCTGGTGACGACCACCTGCGTGTCGGACGACAGATGCTGGTAGGTGTTGAAATCCCCACCGGTCCAGAAGATGTCGTCCACTCGGCGCGCGACGTTGTCCTGATGCGCGGCGAGGGTGTCGGCCTTCAGCTTGTCCGGCGCCTCACCCACGAAGGTGCACGGAAGCCAGCTGTAGACCACGAACGGGTCCGCGCCGCGCCACAGCACATCTGCGGTGGGCGTCTTGGCAGCACCCGTTCCCGTCACGCAGTCAGCGTCGTACTCCAGCGGCACTGCGCAGGAGTTGACCTGGTACATGACCCCGAGCTTCTGGTGTCCGGTGAAGTCCGCCCGCTCCGCGACGTCCAGCAGGTTGTACGGGAGCGGCGTGAAGGCAGGCGCCACCGCCCAGTCACGCTGGTTGGAAGTCTCTACCATCTCACCGCTCCCGTTCGTTCAGCTTCTGTCCGGCCGTGCTGCGTCTTAGACGTCGCACGCGGTCAGGTCGTGGGCGCCCGTGGTGCCGTCAGCGCAGATGTTGATCAGACCACGCCGCACCTCGTGGCCCGGCTTGAACATCAGCCAGCACTCCTCCATCCACTGCGCCGTGTAGTCGTTCGTGGCGTTGAGGACGGAGTCACGGATGACACCGAGGTCCAGCCGCATGCCCTGACCCAGCACGACGGTGCCGGGCGCGTACATGATGAACTCGACCGTGGTCGGCCAGCTGGTCAGGATCGTGTCCGGCACGCCGGGGAACCCGGCCTCGCGGACCTGGTAGTCGTTGACCCACTGCACCCGGATACCGGCCGCGTCGAACAGCTCCATGAGGCGGGCGTCGGACACCGACAGCTGCTCCATGGTCGCGCCGGTCCGCTTGCGCAGGTCCGACCGCATCGCACCACGCAGCCAGCGCGGCAGCACGACCTCCAGGGTCGCGCCCTCGCACATGGCGTAGCGCTCCCGGTAGTCGATCGCGTTCAGCTCCAGCGTGCCGAGCACGGGAGCCACGACGCCGCTGCCAGCGGTGCCGAAGGTGCCGGTGACGGCGGCCGTCGAGGCGAAGGCGCGCAGCTGCTGGATGCGCAGACCGTTGATCTTGTGAGCGTGCGCCGCGAACAGCAGCCGCTGGTAGTTGGCGATGACCTCCGGGTAGGCATCCTCGGTGAGGTTGCCGACCGTGAGGCAGATGCCGTCACAGGCCAGCCGCTCCTCGTTGAACGCCGGACACGGGACTCGGCCGCAGGTCTTGGTACCCGACTGCGCGGTACCGGTGACAGCGGCGATGTCCTGCGTCTCCGTCCAGCGCCATAGGGCGGTGCTGGAGGTGACGTCAGCGAACGACGGAGAGGTGGGGAACCGGATGCCGCCACGGTTGATGCCGACCGTGGGAAGATCCAGCATGCCGTCCTCGCAGACGACGTTATAGAAGTCGTAAGAGATCTCGGAGGGGGAACACCAGCCGCCCGACGCCGTCAGGATCGCGGGGTTGGTCGCGGCGGTGATGACCTCGTTGATCTGCGCCGGGGTCGCCATCGGGTCCAGGTTGTACCTGTGCTCCCGCATGAGCGACGCCACGGTGTAGCGCGGTGCGTCGTCGCCCCGCTTGGTGGCGGGAATGCTGCGCGCCCGCGCGGTCACGGCCGCCACCAGAGCGTCCAGGTTCTCCAGCTTGCCACCGGTGGTGAATCCGGGGACGTCGGCCGAAGCCACAAGAACGGGCTCGTTGGTACGCGGAACCACAAGACCGCTGGAGGGAGCGTTGCGAGCGGCATCCGCAAGGCTGGCGTTCAGCTTCGGAGGCTTGCGATCGGTGACCTGCGCTCCGCCTGCGGAGGCGGTGACAGGCTCCGGATCCGGTGCGGTCTCCGGCTTCGACGCGGCGAACTCGGCCACCTGAGCCGCCTTGGCGGACTTCGCGCTGGCGAAAGCCGCCTCGCGGGTCTTGACTTCATCCTTGGCGCGCTTGATCGAGGTGCCCAGCTGCTGCATCTCGGCGACCTCGGCCTGAAGTGCGGCAAGCTCCTCGGTGTCGCTTCCCGCCAGCGCAGCCATCCGCTCGGTGGCCTTGGACGCGAACGTGGTCAGATCGTCATTGCTCAGGGCCGCCAGGTCGTCCGGCAGGCTCAGGTTCTCAGACATCCTGGTTCCTTCACAGGGTATACGTATCTGTAGACCTGGCCCGTCTGATTCCGGATGCTAACGCGATCAAGTCCCTTTTGCAAAGAAGGGGCGGCAGAATATCCGCCGCCCCTTCTCCGCACAAGTCCTCAGACCTGTGCGGACTCCACTGCGAACCACCCCGTGCTTGCGTTGGACAGCGCGTTGGCAGCACTGGCCTGGAGAATTTCAGCCTGGTACTCCGAGTCCTGCGCTCGGCGCATGGCCTCGCTCTGCTCGGCCTGCGCGGTGGTCACCACATCGGGTGCCTTGCGCCCGCAGTTGCACATGTCAGCCCTCCCTTTCCAGACCCTGTGAAAGCTGGAACTTCTTCAGCTGAAGCTCTTTGGTCATCTTATACGCGAACAAGCTGCGCTTGTTGAGTGCGGCGATCATCAGCGCGTCCTCGTCCGGAACACTCTCTGCGAACTCGACGGGAATTGAGCTGGCCACAAGAGCCCCGTCCTCCAGGGTCACGGACGCTTCGGTACGCGCGGCGGCGAAACCAGGCACCGGCACCAGCAGTGCGGCGACGAACTCCGACACCCCCGGCTTGTCCGGGTGCGGCTGCCAGTCGCCGGACAGGCGGCAGCTCATGGCCTGCTGGATCTGCTCGCCACTGGCATACGGCTTGACGGCACCCGCCACCCAGACATGCCCGTCCTTGTCCTCGCCGATGCGGATGTCGGCGAAAACGCTACACGAGTTGTCGTAGTGCTTGATCCGGTTCTCCAGCGTGCCGTACACCTGAGGATCGGTGGCCGCGTGGCCGCAGTTGAAGGTGATCGGACCGGAGACCACCCGCCCGATCGACCCGTCCGCAGCGGCCACCAGCGTCTCAGCGCCCATGAACCGCGAGTAGTCCACGTTGCGCGGGACCTGCCGCTTCACCGATCGGTGCGTCACGCCTTTAGGTGCAAGACGACCGTAGACCCGGCCCTCGTCGGTGATGGTCAGCGCGCCCTTCATGTCCACATCAGTGGGCTCGTTGAACCACCAGGCCGGAGGGACGTCAGGGATGGTGATCGTGTGCGATGCCGCCACCAGGGCACTCTCCACGCCGGTCTTCTCGTGCACCCGGTTCATGATCGAGTCGATGGTGCTGCGGATCGTCGTCTTATCCTCTGCCGGAATATCGGCGTTGGACAGCCGTGCCGCCGCGTTGCGGACCGCATCGGCGATGATCGTCAGCTTGCCGTCGATCGGCTCCGCGATCGGGAACTTGTACGATCCCTGGAGATCGGCGTCGCCGTCCGCGTCCTTATACAGGAACGCTCGTGCGTACTTTCCGGAGATGTCGTCCCCAGCCCACGCCACAAGGGCACGGACTGCGGCGTTCTTGTCCCAGGTCCGCTCCACGTTGACCGGCATACCGGACCAGCCGGAGGTACGAGCGGTGGCCACCAGCGCGCAGCCGCAGTCCTGCTCGTCCTCGTCCTGGTGCGCCGTCGCGGCGGTGACGATCCCGTACAGCTCGTCGAGTGCGCTCGCGGTCATGACTTCTCCTGTCAGATGGATCGACGCCTCCACGAACGCGGGGAAGGCGACGAGTGTGGCACCACGGATGCGTCCACGGTTGAACACGGTCATGCGCGGCGGGTCGCCGGGCATGGCGTCTACGGCGTACTTGAGTTGCACATCCGCGTTGTTGACCTTGTCGACGTCCACCGAGACGCCGTTGAGGTATTCCTCCGACATGAGACGGTAGACCTCGCGGCCGATGTTATAGCCGTTGTAAGTCGCGTCCAGGTCGATGATCCCACGGCCCCAGATCTTCGTTCCGTCGCGCCAGACCTCATTGATCTGGCCCACCAGAACGGAGTCCTTGTGTCCACCGGAGTTGGCGGGCTGGTACATGAGCTTCGGAGGCGGGGACAGTACCCAGTCCAGAGAACCGACGTTGAACATGCGCCCGTCACCGGACTCCATGCCCTCGATCACCAGGACGCCTTCCCAGGTCACGTAAGGAGAGGTAGTTGCGTCGGCAACGACTTCTCCTTCCGCCTCCAGGTTCTCCGAGATGGTCAGCGCGGCCGTGGCCGTGAGAGTGTGCTCGCCCTTGCCCTTCTGCTGGTTCGGCGTATGCCCGGTGGCCTCGTGGTAGAGGTTCGCGCACAGGCCGTTGACCATGCGCGCGGGAACGCCCTCCTTGCGCATCTCGCGGGTGCACTTGGTGAAGCTGCCCTCATTTCCCCAGCCGCCGACACGAGCACTGCCTTCCGGTCCCAGCCAGTACCTGCGCAGGCGCGGCGGCAGACGGGAGATGTCAAAAGTGATCATGCCAGAAGCCGTGGTGATGAACGCGGCGCTGTAGTCGCCATCGGTGTCCACGTCTACCTCCGGGTCGTTGAGCGGGATGTCGGTGATCTCCCCCCCGAAGGCAAACCGCAGTGTGTCGAAGGTGATGGGACCAAGCCTGTCGCAGAACTCCTCGACCCGGCTTACATCGTCGGTGTAGGCCAGCGTGACGTGCGGAATCCAGGGCTTGTGGTTGTCCGGCATGCCGCCGTACACGCCTCGTACCGCGCTCATCATGTTCTGATGTGCTCCGGCGATGTCCTCGCCTCTGATCCCCAGCACCAGGGCCGTGTCCATCGCGGCATCGTGCGGGTTGAACACGTTCACGCTGAACGCCTCGGTCCGCACCACGTCCGTGAAATACCGCACGGCAGCCGCCATGATGTCCTCACGCCGGGCGCCGTCGATGGCGGCAGCTTCGCCGAGGTATGCCAGCGTCAAATGCAGCTGGTCGGCGGGCTCTCCGTCGAGTACGGCCAGACGCTCCAGGTCAGCCTCGGAAGGCACCAGTGCGATCATCGCCCCGGTGTGGACCTCGGCTGCCGCCACAAGAGCGGTGTCCGGCGCAGCCACCAGCGGAGGCGGTGCGGCCTCGCTGGACGGCATCGCCGTCAGCAGTCCGTACGCCTCATCGTCGGTCAGCCCTTCGTCCACCGGCACCCAGCCGATGTTCTCCGGATCTGTAAGCGCTGTAAGCGTCACGGCACGACCCTAACTCTCACGAGGATGCCCGAACCATAAGGACTGGGCACGGCCTCTATGATCTTGAACTTGGTACCGGCTGCCAGCAGCAGCTCCTCCTCGCCGGAGTGCTGGCTGATGTTCTTCACCCACGCTGCCGGTGTGCCCTTAGGAACTTCGATCTCCAGCTTCACTCCGCCGCCGAAACCGCCGCCCACCTTGATGGAGGTGGAGCTGAACGCGGGCTCCTCGAAAGTCTTGCCGAGAAGCGCTTCGTACTCCGGCAGCGTCCCCGGCAGCACTCCAGCGATCGGTAGCACGCCCCGGTACACCTTCACGTTCTCCGGAATCGGACGCATCCCCTTCTGGATGTTGTCCGCATCCTTGAGGATGGCGTCGGTGAGCGGAGCCTTACCGCGAAGCGCGTTGTTGAGCTGTGCGTAGTACGAACCGGTGTACTTGGTGAGTGCGGCCTTGGAGGTAGCCGTCCACGGAGCACTGGCTGTCATCTTCGTCTGAAGCTCGTTCATTTTCGTGACAGACGGCGTGACGAACGCTGAGGAAGGTGCTCCCGTCTCCGGGACGCTGATAGAGGCAGCCTTAAGACCCTTGAGCTTAACGTCCAGCTTCGCCTGCGCTGCCGCCTTCTTCGCGGCCTCCTTGGCTGTCTTCTCTGCTGGAGTGAGCTTGGCATCTGTGATCAGCTCAGCGGCCTTCTTGGCGCCCTTAGGCGTTTTCAGCCAGTCCGAGACCTTGATCTCGTAGGCGTTGCCGTTGGCTACGCCCAGCTTCGATGCCGTGGCCGCGTCGACATGCCGCAGCACCGCAAGCGCGTTCAGCTGCGTGTTGTGGCTCTTGTTGAACTCGACCTGTGTCGCCAGCGCCTTCTTGAACAGCGTCTCCGGGTCCGACGACAGATAGATCGTCGAACCGCCGCCCTTCTTGAAGTAGTCGAACAGCGCGGTCTTCTGCGATGCGGTGAGCTGGTTGAGCCGTTGGTCCGCATCGGCGATGTGCTGCGCGGTGAGCGGACCGGGCGCCTTGGCCTTCTTGAGTTTGGGCGCGACGACCGTCGGTACCGGGCTACCGGACACCGAAGGCACGAAACTGCTGTCGATGAATTCCTGCCCCGGTACAGGGGTGTACCAGCCGGGGTCGTCTTTCAGGTCCTTGAGCGCGGCGGACTTGTTGTAGCTGATCGCGGTCGCCCAGACACCGGGACTAGTCTGCGTCTGGATCTGGTACTTCTTAGCACTGGCGTTCCAGATCAGGCGCGCGTCCTGACTCGGGTTGGTCGCGATGATCTGCCCGTGCTTGTACTCGGTGGACTTCTTGCCGGTCAGCACGGACGCGCCGAGACTGATCGCCTTCTGTCCCGGAGACGGCAGCGACGGGATGGCTTTCGCAGTGGCCGCAGGCGGCGTGATCGGGCTGATACCAGCGCCGACAGCCTGGTCATGCTGCGCCTGGATGTCGGCATAGAACTTGGTGAACTGTGCCTTGAGCGCGTTCTTGCGGTCCACGGCCGCGTCGAGGAACGCCTCGACGTCGTTCGGCGGGAACGGCGCCTTCTTCAATCCGAGATGCGCCGGTCCCTGGAGTCCAAGCTTGCCGTCCTTGGCCATCGCCTCGGCCATCGGCCGCAGGATCTCCTTGTACTCCTTGTTCGGCATGCTGTCGATCGCGTCCAACAGGGCGCTGATCTCCCAGTACCCGAGATCCTTGATCTCCACACCGGGAGCGCCCTTAGCGTATGCCTCGAACAGCACATTGGCGGCCTGCGGATGCTCATTGGGGTTGAAGGACGTGGACAGCTTGTCCTGTCCGAACCACTTGAACGCCTGGCCCTTGTCGATGCCGATCAGGCCGGGGTTGCCCTTCTCCTTGAGCAGGTTGTCGCTGTGCGCGTCGTGGTTGGCCACCAGCCAGTCGAAGATATGCTCCTTCTGGATGTCGATGACCTCGGCCGGGGTGAGGTTCTTGACGTTGAAGGTCTTCGGGTTGGTGCTGGTGACATCAGGGAACAGCTTCTGGAGCGAGCCCTTGACCCCGTCCACAGTGGTGATGCCGGTGTCCGGGGTGATGAACCCGAAGGCGTCGTGCAGCTTCGCCGTGGCCAGGTCCACCTCGGCAGCGGCACGGAACCCGCTCGGGTTGGCCTTGAAGAGGTATTTGTCGCCGTTGGGCGCGATATAGATCTTCGCGTGGTGTGTGCCTACGACCTGGCCGGTGAACTTCAGCGTGTCCGGGTCTGGGAGCGAGCCGAACGTCTTGGTGGCAGGAATGAACACAGGCGGCGGCGCAACCGCAGGAGAAGGTGCGCTCGGCTTGGTCGTTTCCTTGATCGAGTCCCCGCCGAGCACGATGTTGACGGCCTTGGAGAACTTGTCCACTGTCAGACCGGACTTGACCAGCTGCGCGTCCGCGTTCGTCTTCTTGTTGTTGATGATGACGTAGGACTTGGACGCCGCCACTTCGAAGTCGTCGTTCTCGAAGACCTGGTTGGCGTTCTCTTCGAAGACAGCATCGTTGAGGATGTCGCTGATCTTCGCCTTGCTCAGGCCGTGCGTCTTCGGAGCCACAGGAGCGGAAACGGCAGTCATCTTCGCGATGGCGTCGTTCAACTTCTCATCAGTCAGAGTGTCAATGTCCAGCTCGATGGAGTCAGAACCGTCCTCCTTCGCTACTTGGATCTGCTCTCCACCGAAGACCGTCCAGACCTCGTACCCGTCGCCCTCAGAGAGCTTCTTCGGATTGGCCCCCGTGTGAGCCTTGGCCGCATCGACGATCTTCTCAGACTCGCTCTTGGGAGCTGCGGGCTTGGGCGCGGGTGTGGCAGTCTTCTCCCCCGGCAGGTGCCAGCCCGTGGAGTCCTTGAACTCCTTATACAGTGCGCCGCGCGTGTACTCCTTGCTGGAGCCGTCCGCCTCGTGCACCACCATGCGCTTCTTGCCTGCGTCCCAGGTGATGCGCTGTCCGGTGCCAGGGTTGACCGCGACGGTGTCGCCGTCGTTGAAGGGAGTCTGGTAGACGAGCTGAACCTTGATGGTGGTCGGCTTGCCTACCCCGCCCCCTGTAGTGCTGGTAGGCGTCGCAGAAGGCGCCGGGGTGGACTCGGGTACGGTCCAGCCGTCCTCGTCCTTCCACGCCTTGTACGCGTCGCCGCGCGTCTTGGTGTCGGTGGTCTCGTACTTGCCGGACGCGTTGAGCTTCTGCCGCTTGATCTTGTTGTTCTTGCCGTCCCAGACGATGCGTTCGCCGGAGTCCTTGTGCACGGCCATGACCGCGCCGTCCTCGAACGTGGTGTTGTAGAGAAGTTGAACCCTCAACTTCACCGGCTTGCCCGGCGCCAGCGCCTTGCCGGTCTTGGTGTCCTTGCCGCCCTGCGGACGAGCGGCAGCGGGTGCAGGAGCCTTCTTGACCAGGTTCTCCACAGCCGTCTTGACATTGACCTTACCGGTCAGGCCGCCCTGTGCCTCACCGCTGTCCAGCGCGTCCAGGACCTTGTTCGCCTGAAGTTTGGTCTCCGGGTGCGAGATGCTGGCAACTTTGTCATCGACCTTGGCCTTCTCGGCCTTGGAGAGCTTGCTCCAGCTCTCGTTGTCGATCTGCTTCAGAAACAGCACCGTTTGGGCAGGCGTCAACGAGTCGATTTTGTCCACCAGGAACTTGATCTTCTCGAAGGTGTCCGGTGCGCCCTTTTTCTTGAACTTGCCGTCGTTGTCGCGCGGGTGTTGCTTCTCCACGAAACCAGCGGCTGTCACAGGTTCCTCGTCATTCTCGTTCTCATTCTCACTGAAGTCGAAGGCCAGCGAGCACCGGCAGTTGATCACGTTTCCGGGCGTACCGGTCGGGTCGCCGGGGAACTCCAGACCTTCCTCGCCAGTCTTTACATCACCCTTATAAATGTCAAGCTGGAACTCCCCGGTCAGCTCCACGCCCTGGTTATCGGCGTGGCGGTGGGAGATCCGGGTGCGGGTGTCCTCGGTGGCCAGCCAGACCTTAGTGACCTCGGAAGCGTCGAAACCAGCTGCCAGCATCTGCGTGTACGAACCGCCGTTGGCCGCGCCGATGACCTCGGTCCGTGCCGTGGCCAGTGCACGCGGCGTCGACAAGGCAGCTACCTGCTGAAGCCGTGCCGCGATCTCGCGGATACCCTCTCCGGCCTGGAAGCCTTCCACAAGCTCGCCGCGCAGCTTCTCCCACAGCGCCTGGCCGATGCCCACCATCCGGTTGTGCGCGAACTGGAGGTATTCGGCCGCGTAAGGGTTGGTCAGCTTCTCCACCCGGCGCCCGGTGGCTTCCAGCACACCAGTGGCGACTCTTCCGGCACTGTCCACGAAAGTACTGGTCAGAAAAGGGAACAGCTCGCTATCCACATACCCGGACCATGTCGCCATGACCGCGTTCTCCAGCGCAGTGAACGACACCGGAGGTGCCGTCTGCGGCGGAGGCGCCGGGGTCTGCACCGCAGGCGGGATCTCATCGGCGGCAGCCACAAGAGGGCTGCCCGAGAGCAGCAGGGTACGCACCGCCTTGAACGTCTGCTTGACGGCTTTGGCGGTGAGCGCTTCGAAGACGTCCTCATGTGCCATGAGTGCCTTCTCGGTCCACGGCTGGACTCTCATACCGGCGCTCCTGCACTGGTCGGGCGCTTCTTCTCGGGCATCGTCTCACCGGTAGAGGAGCCTGCGGCTGACGGGCCAACGCTTGCCGCAGACTCCCCTGCCGGAATCTGTCCCGGAACAGCTGTAGGCGGCTGTTCCGGCTTGTCCTCAGGGAACAAGAGGTAGAAGGCGTCGGACAGCGGAGTACCCGCCATAGCCGACTTGATGAGGATCTGCTCGCGCAGATCCGGTCCGACCTTGGTCTTGTCGGCAGGATCGAAGCCCATGGCCTCCAGGTAGGGGTCCGATGACAGCTGCCCGGAGTCGAACGCGCTCTGCGCGTTTTCGCTGTTGTCCGGTTGGATCGTCAGATCACTGGCGTCGTACCAGGCGATGTAGACGTAGCCGTTCTCCTCGATCGGAGACCTCTCCGCCTTGAGCATCGGGTGCAGGAACAACTCCGTGAAACCGCCGCACAGCACCTCCATCGGCGGACCGAAGTACAGCTTCACCATGTCCTCACTGGACTTCCAGGCATTCCAGTGATTCATGTCCTGAAGACCGGACAGCGCCTCTGGAGGTGCCGGAAGCTGTTCCTTCAGACGCACCACAGCGCTCTCACGCGCGTCGATGATCTTAGGGTCCAGACCGCTGGACAGGATCAGGTGCTTGAACTGCTCGATATGCTGGCCGGAGACCCGGATCGGGAACGGGATGGCCGCACCGGGGGAGCCGGGGTCCTTGATGCCGCGCTGCGCGTAGTGCAACAGCTCAGCGATGAACGGGTCCGGTGCGTCCTTGAACTGCTTGTTGACCGCGAACGTCGCCTCGGTCGGCATCAACAGGATGCCGTTGAACGCGATACGAGAGAGCAGCGTCGCCACGATGGCCCGGTTATAGAGGTCGATCTCGCGCAGTGTCGTCAGTGCGGCCTTGGTCATGGATGTGGGCAGGTAGTCATAGCGCGGATCGGGTTCGAAGATACGGCCGATCAGCGAGTACGGACTGGTGGTGCGCCACTGGTCGGGAGCGATCCGGATATCGAACAGCTCACGCGGACGACCGTCCTTCTCCAGTACCGGCTCTCCGGTCTCCGGGTCGCGTGCCGTCTGCGTGGACTTCTTGACCACATCCAGGGACTTCACGTCGTATCGCCGGATACCGTCGAATTCCTCTCCGAGGAAGATCCCGACACCGGGCACGAACAAGTGCTTTCCCCATGAACGCAAGAACTGCGTCTCGCCTCCGCGTGCTCGGAGCGCAAGCTCCTGCATCAGCTCAGCGGGACGTCCGGTGTCCACCAGCTCCGGCTCGCGCATCTCCGGCTTCCACCGCGCGGCACGCAGGTGCATCCGGCCGATACCGCTGGAGAACCAGTTCATGGCGCTTGCATACTCGCCTACAGAGTCTGTGTAAGCCCACAGCTCCTCCATCCAGTTCTTGTACTGGATGGCGTACGCCTGGCGGATGGACCCGTCCAGCACCTGCGCCGAGGAGGTCAGGATCTCCTCAGCGGCTTTTACTGCCGGTCTGCGGCGCGGGTTGTCGGCCATCTTCAGTCCTTCTTGTCCAGCCGCAGTTCAACGGTGGTGAGCAGGCCGGTCACCGCACTGGCGGACGCCCACAGCAGCCATGGATACGGCGTGGGCACTATCCAAGTGCAGGCGTACACCACGGCACCCGCCACCCACACGCTCATGCACCAGTCGCATTCCCACAGGTAGGCCAGCGACCGCATGAACAAGTTCGTACGCTTGCCGTTTATGGAGACGGTCTTGTCCTCGGCGTCCTCATAAACACCCCACCGCTGCACGAACGCCTCGCGCGGGATGTCGATCAAGGGCAGCTTGTCCCGCGTCACCAGCCGGGTAGCCCGGTAGGTGGCGAGCCAGACGAGGATGACCAGCAACCACAGCACGATGATGACCTTACACGGAAGAAGCCCGGCGCTGTAAGCGCCGGGCTTCTCGTCTATGCGGGGTTGTAATCAGAGCGGACACTCGTGCTCGTTCTGGCCGCGCTCATAGGCGGCGTCGATCTCGGCGAGCACCGCGTCCGCGATCTCGGTGTAGACGGCCTCACCGGCCGGTCCCAGTGCGTCGCACAGAGCGGCCAGCTTCTCCTGCCAGGTCGCCATCAGACACCGGCCGGAATGCGGTAGAGCTTGCGGGTGAGCTTGTGCGCACTGCCAGCAGCGTCGATGCGCTCCGCCATGATGATCCGATCGATCTCCGCGAGCGCGTACGCCTGCGTGACCTCCCCGTTCGCTACCTCCATGAGCAGGGCGGCGATGCGGTCGGCGTGAACCTGGTCCATTTCCTTCTCCTTCGCTCGATGGTACTGCGTGGATGCGTGGGGATTTGAACCCCTGTGTTGCGTCGACCGGGATAGGCCCGTACCCAGACGCTCACCACCTGGCGCACCCTTGGTGCGGCACCCCGCTTACACGGGGTGCCGGTCGATCAGTCCTCCCAGGGGAACTTCCCCGAGACCTTACGGCTGCCCTTACGCGGCTTGGGTGCCTTCTGGTCCAGGTAGCGGTTCGTGGAGTACCGCTGGTAAAAGACCCCCCAGATCATGTTGTACAGGTCGTGCAGCCGGGCGTCCTTCCACTTGGCCTCTGTGGTCGGCTTGAACTTCGTGTAGTCGATGTCCAGCGCCAGCCGGACCATGATCTCGGCGAGCTGCGCCCGCGTGCAGTAGGCCCGGTACTCGTAATCGGTGTTCGGAAAGAACACGATCTCGCCCATCTCCGGGAAGAACCCGCCGTCGCGCAGCCGCTCCAGGTGCACCCGCGAACGGGTACGAATCTGGATCACGCGGTCATCGGTCTCGGCGTCGAAGGTGTCGGCCGGTCGCTCGGACGGCATGAGAACCCCGAAGCTCGTGAAAATCCACATTTCCTTCTCCTTCTCTCTGTTCGGTCTTGCGGAGCGCGCGGGTGGGGAATCGAACCCCCGCCTGTGGACAGGCCCACTTCCCGCGCTGGCAGGCCGGGCGAACCCGGCCTTGAATCAGTCGACCATCTTCCAGCCGATGTCGGTGGAGTGACCGTTGTCGAGGACTTCCTGGAGCGCGTTGGCGATGCCGTTCAGCTGCTCCAGCATCTCCGTCTGTGTCTCCCGGCCGCCGTAAACGGTCTCCCCGGAAGCGACATCCTGCATCTCCGCCTTCACCAGGTCCAGCAGCAGCTGGACGTCCTGAAGGTCTCGGATACCCCTGATCTCCATCTTCTTTCTCCCTTCTCGTACTACGTGGACCGGACGGGAATCGAACCCGCCTTGCGCGCCGAGACTGCCCAGTCTCCTCCGGCCCGTACGGTGCCCCGCGTGGGCGAGGCACCGGTCTTGCATCACGCGTTCAGGATGAAGTCCGCGAGGATGAACAGCATGTTGCCGTAGATGCTCTCCTTCATCGTCATCGCGGAGATCCGGCTGCCGTCCTCCACCGCGAAGGCCCGCATCGAGGTCTTCTCCCAAACCCCGCCCGGCAGGCGGGTGTAGATGGGGTTGCCGGTCTCGGCGAGGCTGGCCTTGGCCTCGAACAGCGTCTTTCCCTTGATGAGCATGTAGTAGATGCTGTAGCCCTCAGCGTCGTCGCCCTGGTACGAAAGCTTGTTGTCGGTGTTCTCCAGCATGTCCTTCTCCTTCTCACTCGGTTAGTTAACACTATATCAGACCCTGTCAAATAGGGTCAAGTATCAGAATCCCATGTCTTCCAGACTGGTGAAGCCCTTGCTCCACTTGTCCAGCCGCTGGAGGCTGGTCTTCACATGGTCTGGAACGATCGTCACCCCGTGTTTACGGGTCTCATAAAGCTTCTGGCGGCATGCCTCGACGGTGCGCCCGAGAAGTTCAGCGAGTGCGATCTGGTCCTCGATCGAGGGAATGCCTTCATCCCAGATCTCCAGCAGCAGCTCCAGCTCGTTCTCGCTCCAGGGCTGCTGATGCTGATCTGCTCTAGCGCGGGACTCGTCGTTGCGCTCGGTGCGTGCTCGTGTGTTCTTCACTGCTGCTCCTGAGAATAGGTCCAGCCAGACGCCTTGAGCGTTTCCAGCAGAGAGATCAGCACTTCCGGCGCGATCTCGACCTTCTGGCCGAACGCGTCCCGCTGGACGTGGGGGACTCCCAGCTGCTTGGCCAGCTCCACCGCCTGCCCGACCAGCAGCTGCCGGGACAGCTGCTTGCGCTTGCGTGCTTCCTCGTTCTTGGCGGCGTTCTCGATCCGCTGTGCCATCTGTGGCCACAGCTCGTCCCAAAGCCCGCGCACGTGTGCCGGTGCGACGATCATTTCACCGGTCACCGCGCCGGTCTCACGGTTGATGACCTCTGCCCGGAAACCTCGGGTGACAGCGGAGAACTTGCCGACCGAACCGTTGTATTTGATGTACTTCTTGGTGACTCCGTCGTAACGCCACCGCGCCACCTCGTTGTCGATCACCCGGATCTTCTTCAGGCTCCATAGCGAAGTGCTGGTCTGCCAGTCGTTGGCGGTGTAGACGAGATAGACCTTCCCCGCCTCGATGTCCTTGGACTTCATTTCCTTCTCCTTGTGGTCTGTGTGAGCGGGGAGCCGGACGACTCCCCGCGTCGTGCACGTGCTACTTGGTGCTGCGCCAGCCCTCGACGCCGTCCTTGCCGAACCCGTAGACCTCGCTGGCCTCCGGTCCGGGCTTCTTGAGATCCCTGCGCTCGGCGCTCCAGCCGTTCTCACTGCCCTTGCCGAGTCGTCCCGTGCTGGTCACGGAACCCTCCGCGTCGTCTCCGCGTCGCTTCGCCATCGTCTTCCCTTCCACTAGGCGTGCGTTTTCTTGCGTGCCCCGGCGAGGACTCGAACCTCGCCGGGACTTCTGTTTCTGTCTTACCGCTTGCTTACGCGGACCCGGTGCATCGGGACCTTGATCTGCTCGCGGCACTCGTTGATCTGCTTCCAAGCGTCCTCCGGGCTGCGGAACAGGCCGGACAGTCCTGTCGTCTTGTAGTAGGCCAGCTTGTCGGCCGCGTACCAACGCCCCTCGGTGTCCTGCACCTCGATGAGGTACACGGATCCCAGCAGCGCATCCTTGATCCAGCCGATCGGCATCTCCGTGATCCGGACCCCGTCCACCTCGATCGAGGTGTAAAGGATCTCCGGATGCGTGGCCAGCTCAAGCACCAAGGCTGCGGCCTCGTGCATGTCGATGCAGCTCAGCCGCTCGGTCTTGCCGTTCTCGGACCAGTAGACCCACATCTTCCTTCTCCTTCTCTTGTCTTGCCGAGTGGCCCGGAGGAGGCTCGCACTCCTCTACCGCTTGCCGGGCCGGTTGCTCACTGCCCGCAGGTAGGGCTGGTGCACCAGGTGGTGTTCGTCTTCTCGTCGTAGCGGATCTCGGTCTCGTCCACGCACTCGCCGCAGGTCTCGCAGCGCTCGATGTTCTCGTACATCTCATTTCTCCTTACGAAGATCGCGGACTCGGAACTTGCGGGTGGGGTGCTGCTCTTTGAACCACTTGCGGTCGTATTCGGCCTGCCACTTCGTTTCGTAGCAGGTGGTCATGTAAGGGCCGCCTCGGTTGGCGCGATGCCAGGTGCCGTCCGTAAACTGAACTTCAACGATCCAGGGGAATTTGCGAGCCATTACTTCACCACCACGTTCACGATGATGAGCAGTGCGATGACGGCAGCGCCCGCGAGGATCAGGTTGCCGATCCGCTCCGCGATCTTCGGAAGGTTCATTTCAAGTCCTTCTCTCTTCTCAGTTCCTTGCCCGACTCATTAATAGTAAACTAGTTCCGGGCCGGTGTCAAGCTACTTCGCTAAAAATATTTCACCAGCCGCCACCTGCACCGATGCGGCTTCCCGACCCGCCGAACGGGTCCAGCGACAGCGAACCGAGCAGCGAAGGTGCGGCGATGAGGTGCTGAGCGCTTGAGATGTCAGCCGCCCACGACGCGGGCACGAATGCCAGCAGCACCGATTCCGCCAAGTCAGGGCTGACTTTCAGCCGATCGATGATCTTCTCCTTCGGCTCGATCTTCACCTTGCCGTTGGCGTCGACGATCTCGTACTTCGGCATGGTCAACTCGTGGACGAGCTGGTCCAGCAGATGAGCGGGCAGCGCCGAGAAGTCCCATGCCTTCAGCCGGGAGTGCTCACGCCCCAGCCACCACATCTCCGCACGCCGGTTCAAGTACAGATGCTCGTTGCCCAGCGTCGGGGACAGCGCCACGTTGATGGGCACCACGTCCGCACTGTGCGCGGGCGCGGCGTTGCTCGGATTCCCCGTCGCGGAGCTGTCGCGCAGTGCGCCGTACACGCCCCAACCCACACCGATAGAGTCGATCTTCGCCACCGCTACCGAGTGCTCCCGGAGCACGGCCGCGATACGGCCGGTCGTCTGCACCGGATCAGCGCTTACAAAAATATAAACAGCAAGCACCTTGGGACCCTGCCGGATCGTGACGACCGTCCGGTCATTGCCCGCCCCGACGTCGATACCCGCTTCTACCGGCGCAGCTGTTTTAAGCGGATAGTCCAGCCACCGGCACTGGTTGGCCCAGGCCAGCGGGATCACCTGCCACGGATCACCGGTCTCCGGGAACTTCCCCAGACATTTGGACTGGAACAGCGCGGAGTCCTCGCCCCAGTACAGCTTGCGGTCCTCCACCCATTCCGGGTGGATGAGCGAATCTGCGACAAGCGCAGACACGCTCTCCCCCGTGAAGTTCGGCGTGTCGTAGGCGGAGATGCCGATCGTGTTCCAGCCTGAACCCGGTGCACAGACGCTGGCGAACTCACCTACTGGATCGTCCGGATTGCCGATGGCCAGCTGCCGGGACGTCTTCGGGTTGGCCGCAAGGGTGGAAGCCGAGTCCCAGAGGTTCTTCGGGATGCCGCAGGCTTCGTCCAGCACTACCAGAAAGTACCGGGCGTGCTGGCCCTGGAAGGCGTTGGAGTTGTAGTCGCTGGGCTTGCGGCCGAACGCCACCATCTCCGACCCCATGTACCACTCGGTGAGGTTGGTGCGTCCGCGCAGCCCGGCACGTTCGTGGATGCGGTTGATCTCGCGCCAGAGGATGGCCTTCACCTGTGGCGCGGTCGGCGCGGTGGTGACCACGAAGGCTTCACCGGGCAGGTGGCAGTCCAGCCACCAGCAGACCGTGGTTGCGGCGACGAAACTCTTGCCGATCTCGTGACAGCTGTGCACGGCTGTGCGCGAGTTGTCGCGCACGCTCTCGATGATCTGCCGCTGCTTGCTCCACAGCTCGATTCCCGCGCGCTCGCGAGCCCACGCATCAGGGTCACGCAGGTACCGCTGCTCTGGCGGGTTGACCTTCTCCGCGAACAGCTGCGCCCGCGTCTTCGCGCCGGGAATGTTGATCGTCATGAGAAAAGCATAAAGGCCGGGACGATGTCCCGGCCTTTATGACTCTCTACAGCTGTACGAAGTGCGCGAAGTCCGGATTGATCCGCAGGTCCAGGAAGGCGTGCGGGAACGCGTCCTTCAGCACACGGGCGATCTCCAGCGTGACCTCCAGCATCTCCGCGTCCGCGTGGATGGTGGCCCGCTTGGAGATCAGCTCGCGCCACGCCCGCAGATTGCCGGTGACCACGATCTTCGTCTCCGCACAGCCGGGCAGGAACGCCCGCGCGGCTTCGCGTGCCTGCTTGCGAGTCTTGCCCTCCGCGAGCAGAAGTTCCACCGTCTGGTTGTACTCGCCGATTGCGCATTTCCAGTGGAAGGCCAGCCGCTCCTCCAGCTCCCGGTTCCCGCGCATTGCGGGCGGCACCACGTACCCCAGATCACCGCTATCTACGAACCGCTGTGACAGCTGCGAGTACGACTCGTGCCGGTGCCGGACCAGCTCATGCGTGTAGCTGCGCGAGACGCCCTGGAGGTACAGGGTCGCGTTCGCGTGCTCCAGCACCGACAGGTGACCCACCTCAAGGATGTGCCGCAGGTAGCCCTTGTTGGTGGCGGTGGCCGGGTTCGGCCTGTTCCAGGACTGGTAGCAGGCCCGCCCGGCGAACTCCGCCAGCAGCTCGCCCTCGGAGATCCAGTCCTCCGGCTCCTGCCAGGCGCCGTTTGTCGCCGCGTAAAGGTCGAAGACCGTGGTTGCGGCGATCAGGTCAACGCGAAGCGTCATCGATCTGGTCCCTTCGCCGGTTGATCTCCAGGTTGAGCTTGTTCAGGTCGGCCACCAGGTCATTGGCCTCCTGCTCCTTGCGGTAGAACCCGAAGCTGATCGGCTCCGTGGCACTGCCGCGCGGGCGTACCAGCAGCTCGTACCAACGACGCGACCACCAGTGGCCGCGCACCGGACGGATGATCCAGTCCAGTGTGACCAGCGGGAACCGCAGTCCGCCGCGTTGCACCTTGACCGCAGGAAACTCCAGTACCGGGCTGCTCCAGATGTCATCCGGCACCTTGTACGCCGCACCGGGCGTCTCGCAGTTGGGATCATGCTCATCGCCGCTCAGGCAGACGCCTGCCTCGCAACTGGTAGGTGCGCACCAGCCGCCAGACTGCCCAGCCTTCTCTGTATCGAACGGGGCCGGAGGGAGGAAGTCGCTGTAAAGGGCTGGATCGTGCGGCAGGGCGACACCGGCCGCCTTCGACAGATCGATAACGCCCTCACCGGGTTCTCCCCTGACCCATTCGCCCTGAAGCGTCGCGTCCGCCGTCGAGACGAACCTCTCCACAGCGATCTGCTTGCGCTCGCATCCGGCCCGGTGGAACTTCTTCTCGTCAGGATCGCAGGTGCCCGCATCGCAGGCTTCCCGCGCGGCGCGCCAGCGCTGCTCCATGCTCATTCGAACCGGCGGATTAGCCTTGTCTTTGTCAGCCATTGGCGCGCCGCCCGTCGTCGACGTCTTCCAGTTCCTGGCCCTGCACCGTGCGCCATGCGGTCCGCGTGATCCGCTGGTGCCGCAGGATGACGTAGCCCTCCCGCGCGATGCGATCCGGGCCGCCGTTCTCCAGCCGCTGCGTGTTCAGCCAGTTCATGTGACGCTTGGCCGGTCCCGGCAGCGAGTTGGTATACAGCGGCTCGTCCAGCAGCCTGGTCCGCAGCAGCGGATGCAGCTCCCCCGACGCGAAACGCGGTTCGAAGAACACGGGATCGTTGAAGACCCCGTACATATCCTCTATGACGTCGTCATCAGCCATCTCTGCTCCTTCTCCACGACCAGTCCGAGCGCCGCCAGACGTTCAGACTCGATCGCATCCCATACGTTTTTACATTTCATACACGGGACAGTGTAGCCGCGAAGGTGGATGTTGTATCCCCGCACCGTCCCGGTGTGCGGGAAGCACGCTTCGCGCGACTCCGGCGTGGTGATCCGGCGCAGCAGGTCCAGAGACGCCAGCACGTCCTCCAGCCACACCTCCCGCGCGGCGTCGTCTGCGAGGTCCGGATGCTCCAGCGCGAGCGACGCCAGGTGCCGCTGTGCGGCCCGTAGTACCTCTGGCGGCCGTACCGCAACGGTGTCCAGGTGCCTGCGATCGTTCTGCATCTCGCTGGAGTTGCTGCCGCCCCCGCTGCGTTTCTGGTTCTTGGTGAGCTTCTTCGCGACGTATTCGGTGATCTGGTCTGTCAAGACAGCCACTCCGGATGCGCCAGCGTCCACTGCACCGTCTTGCGCAGACTCTCCTCCAGCGAGAACGGCGCTTTCCAGCCAGCCTCGGCGAGCTTGCTGCCGTCCAGCGCATACCGCAGGTCGTGTCCGGGACGGGAGGCGTGGAAGTCGACCTTGTCCAGTTCCACGTTCGTGCCCATCATCTCCGCGACAAGGTTCGCCATCTCGATGTTGTCGATCTCCCGCTCGCCTACGATGTGCCAGCGGTCAGGTCGGTCGTATCCGTATTCGAACTGCGGCAGGACGAACGCTCCACGCGTGCCCTCAGGCTTGGTCACGTACCGCTCCGTCAGCCACAGCCACGCGTCGGCGAGGTTGCGCGCGTGCAGATAGAAACGGCTGCCCGGCTTGCCGTCCGGGCCGACGTGGATCGGCATCGGGGTGTCCTGGAAGGCGCTGCGCATGACCTTCGGGACGAACTTCTCCGGGTCCTGCATCTCCCCGATGATGTTCATCGTGTTGGTGATGACCAACGGCACGCCGTAGGTCCTCCAGTAGGCGATGCAGACGGCCTCCTGTGCGGCCTTGGACGCGCTGTAGGGGTTACTGGGGAGCAGGGTGTCCCATTCCTTGTGCGCGTATCCGGCCGGAGCCGGGCCGTAGACCTCGTCCGTCGACATCTGGAGGAACAGCTTCGGCCGCACCACCCGCGCGTAGTGCAGCATGTTCAGCATGAGCTGCATGTTGTTGTCGATGAACTCGCCGGGGGTGTCGATGCTGCGGTCCACGTGGCTCTCACTGGCCACGTTCATGACCACGTCGCATGCTCCGAGGTCGTCCGGGGAGATGCAGGCCGCCAGATCGGCCCGGATCACCTTCACCCGGTGCCACTGGTCCAGCTCGACGCTGTTGTTGATGCGCCGGGGCATGCCCTTGTGCTTGAAGGAGACCGGGCACACGATGTCCCAGTCTGTGTTCTGGAGTAGGTGGCGGAGGACATGGGCTCCTACGAACCCCGACGCTCCCGAAAGTAGGATCTTCATGGCCTCACCTTACATGAAATATAAAAAGGCCGGGAGCCCTGCTCCCGGCCTTCGGTCATGCCCTGAGATTGCGCGCGTCGCCCGTCTCCGCGTCCGCTCGGGGGAGCGGAACGCCCCGGTCCCAGACCAGGAAGCGAGGTCCGTAGAACATCATCTCCACCGCACCGGCCAGAGTGCCGGTCGCGAACGAATTGTGCCAGCTCCGCGCCTTACACGCGTTGCGGTAGCGCCAGAACTTACGGCCGGTCTCGCCCCATGTCCCGTCGTCGTTGCGACGGATGATCGTCCATCTGCGCAGCTTCACTTCTCTGCCTCCTTCTCGTAGTTCTTCCAGGCGGCATTGCCGCGTTTGCGGTCGATGCGCCGGGACACGTCCACGGCCTTGCCGCAGCACCAGGTGGGACAGTGCTCCTTTGGTATCAGCCGCTTGACCATCAGTCCGTGATCCTCGTCGTGTAGACGGTGTCGTGGTCATCGCGGCGGAGGACGCCCTTCAGCATCATCTCGATGTCGACCTGCCTGCCGCCGGAGTATCCGATCGTCCGCAGCGTGGCGAACAGGAACGGCTCCAGCTTCGCCGTGAACTCCATGAACCGGGTCGTGCCCGGCACTGGCACGTGGAACTGGAGGATGTACGAACCGTCCGGCTCCGTGACCAGCGTGGCCCCCTGGACACACGCCTGCGTGAAGTGCTCCGTGATGATGGCGTACTGGTCGTCGGGGTGGAACTCATGCATCAGATCTTCTCCTTGAACACGATCACCAAGGAGGCGTCGCAGTTGAGGCAATCGGCCTTGTCCGCGATGTACTTCTTGAGGATGTACGTTCCCGTCGTCCCGTCCAGCACATGCTCCGGCATGTCGTCCTCCGGCATGGCGAACTGGTGGCCTTTCATCGCGCACTGCTGGCGCTTCTTCCAGGGCGTGGCCAGCCGGTCCGCCTCCTTCAGCGCCCACAGCGCGAACTCCACAGCCGTCTCCACCGTCTTGGTGCCCGGTGACAACCCCATGTACACGGCCGCGCTCTCGCGGAGCATGTCCCGCGTCAGCGGCGCCAGGATCGGGTCCGGTGTCTCGCTCATCCCGCCTCCTCCCACGGTACGCACTTCCAGTCCCCGTCCAGCCACTGGTAGGACTGGCACTCCTTGTGGTCCAGGTGCATGATCCGCTGGCCGTGCACCGGCACGAAAGCCAGAACCAGAGACGAGATGAACGAGATCGTGACGAACACGAGTCCGAAGAACCGCCAGGTCATCTGCCATGGCGTCTCGGCATCCCGGCATAGGAGGAACCAGAGCGGAATGCAGTTGAGTGCCCCGATCACCAGAGCCGCGTAGATGAACATCTTCCTTCTCCTTTCTCGCTAGCAGACGGTCTGCACCGTGCAGCCGTCGCCCGTACACTTCCAGATCTGCATTATCTGGCCCTTGACCTGCGTCGGCAGACCCTTGCGGACGCCGATGACGGTGTCCGGGTAGTCCTTGTGGTTGACCAGGCGCCAGGCCATGTCACCGTGCTCGTCGCACACGGCCCGGAACCACTCAGTCCCGGTGATCTTCCTCCACGTGTACGGCTTGTCCTCGTCCATGCTTCCTCCCAACCCGCGCGGTTTTGACTATGCAGTAAATCATACGGATGCCGAAACCGCATTGCAGGGTCAGGATGCCGCAGACCAGCCACAGCATCAGCGCATTCAGAGGCGGACCAGCGATCAACCCGGCTGCTCCGAGCAGAATCCCGCTGATCGCACAAAGGCAGGAGAGCAGAAACGCCATGAACGCCTGCTCCGCCCAGAGATCGCGTACCTGGCCTCTTGTCACGCCGTCACCAGCTCACGACTTCGCTGCGCCAGCATGAGCTGGTGCAGGAAGTCCTCCGGCTCGTGCGGCTCACGCCAGCACTTGCAGACCTTGCACAGCTCCAGGTGCGTCCAGTCCAGCGCCATCTGATGCGTCCCGCACTCGTGGTAGACCAGTCGCGCACCCATCGGGATGACGTGATGCGCCATGAAATGCGCCAATTCGGCGATTGCACCCTCCCAGACCGCATCCCGCGCGTCGCCTGCCCCCACGTAGGCTTCGGGATACGCGATGTGCCCGATCTTGTAGTTTCCCTTCTCCAACCAGCTGACCTTGATGGTCTCCAGCGGCAGATACCGGGCTTCCATCTCCGCCTGCGTCGGCGGACGCAGCGTCCCGTACTCGTACATCCCCTACTCCTGTTCGTTTCGCGGTACACGGCGCATCGGCCGCTCCATGCGGATACCGAAGCTCTGGTCTTTCAGGAACGCGTCGATCTCGCTGGCCAGCGGCTCCGGGAGCTTTTCCCCCTCGCCGGATTCGCCGCGCACGACATCGCCCTCTTTCATCTCGTCCTCGTCCTCTCCGGGTCGCATTCCGGGCAGATGTCCGTCTTCTTGCGGCTGTTGCGAGCGGCCAGGTCCTTGGTCCCCCACCGCCACGACCACCCCAGGCGCGAAGCTTCGCTTCGCGCGTGCCCGTTGTCGCGCGCCTCCAGCACGATGCTGGTCATATCAGGACATCCGCGCTGGTTCCTGCCGTCGCAGTACAGGGTGATCATGTGCACCGCTGTCACTGCACGTCCTCGAACAGCTGCGCCAGCGCGGTATCCACGTCCACCGGTTCCTGCCCGAGCGGGATCAGCTCGTGCGTGTCGTCCAGAAACCGGCGCAGGCCCTCCCGGTGCACGATGACGCCTACCTGATCCACCCTGCCGTCAGGCAGGACGCCTTCCATGTGCAGGACCATCGCGTCCTCCGGCAACATGGGCGGCATCTGCGTCACGAAGTCCCGCAGCGGCTGGATCAGCATGTCGTGTGTATGCGCGCGGGTGAACGCGTACACCGCGTGCATGAGCACGTGCCGGTCTTCACGCCATTCGACGGCGCCACCGGCTTCCTGGAAGATCAACCCGACCCGCAGCGGGTCCTCGCGGTCGTATACGTACAGGATGTGCATGTCCCAACGCATGAACTCGTCGAATCCGATGGCGTGTACCCGCATCATCACGTCGTCCATGTTCGTATTCTCCCTTCTCCTTCTCGCTATGAAAGCATGAACCGGGTCGGCCGGGGGACGCTCACCTTCGCGGCGATCGGCTGTCGGGATCTACCCGCGCCAGCCGCGCACAGCGTCCTCGTTGACGGCTGGCATCGGTCGGCCGTCTGCGGGGTTCCGCACTCGCCCACGTCCCCCGACCCTCAGTGAAGTTCTAACGATCGTCGTCCTTCGTCGCCATGATCAGCGCCGCGACGACGACGAGCACCGCACCGACGACACACCCGATGTTCAGGTGCAGCGGCTTGTCCGCCGCACTCAGGAAGTAGTACATCATTACTTCACTATAAACCTGGGACGCTAATCCAGCAAACGCCCCAGGTGCAGCACGCACACGCAACCCCAGAGTACGAAGGATCCCGGCGACACCGGCAGGTCGCAGTCGACGCCGTCACGCTGGCGCGTGCAGTAGTACTCATAGCTGCTCGACTGGCCTTTGCGGACGGCTCGACGGTTCATCCGGTCGATATTCCAGCGGATCCACAGATTACGCATTCTCCGCCTCCGGCCACGGCGTCTGCGCCGCCTCCAGCTCCAGGATCTTGGCAGACATGAAGGCCAGTGCCTCCGCCCTGCGGTCGTCGTCCACTCCGAGCATCTGGAGTGTCGCGGTGGCGGCCTTCACCATCAGGTCCGCTTCCAGCTCGATCTGGCGGACCAGCCGCTCGGCGACACCGGCATCGATCGCCATCTTCGAGACCTTGGCCAGCCGGTCCCCGCGCGCCTCCAGCAGCGCCACCCAGTCCCATCCCGCCCCGCCCGGCTTGAGCCCGTCCGCGCCGTACAGAACCTCAGCCATCGCCACCTGGCCGCGCAGCCACTCCACCTGATTGGCCAGCAGGCGCACCTGCTGGAGCAGCGCCTCCCACGGGCTGATGTTCAGCTCGTCCGCGTATGCCATCGCCATGAGGATCGCCCCCACTGCCTTCCCTCGCCCGATGCCCCCGTTATGGACGGAGCATAATCCGATCCCGTCGTGGTCAGTGCCCTGTCCAGCCCTGCGGGTGCAGGGCTTGGACCCGTAGGCGCTGATCTTGGCCTTCGTCACACCCTCACAGATCAGATAGGGCTCGACGAGATCGAGAACTCCGAACCGGTCTCGGCTGAAAGCCGGAACCGGGTTGGTGGGCTGGACGAAGATGACCTCCGCCTCACCCCAATACGTTTGCAGGCGAGCCGGAAGGCTCGCCTGCAACTCTTCGTACAGCTCCGCAGCATTCACAGCGGAATTATAAAACAGGTTCGTCCTCGAACCAGGGCGCCGGAGCCGCCCGCCAGTATCGGCGCTCGGCTTCGGCCTCCTTCCACTCCCCGGTCTTGCGGTGCTGGAAGGTCACGGTCTCCTTGACGTGGTGCGGCATCACGATACGGCCGCGCTGGAAGCCTTCCGGAATGTTCTCCAAGATGACGCCCTTGGCCAGCAGCATGTTCATGCGGTCGCGCACGTTCTTGCCGACCAGTGCTTTGGACGGGAAATGCGTCTCGGCAGTCATCGACACCGCATTGCGGAAGGCGTCCTGCTGGCGCCAGTGCAGGTACCGCTCTACATCCGTCTTGTCCGGTGTGGTGCTGACCCGGCTGTCGAACTGCGCAGCACCGCGTTCGTAGAAACGGGACATCTGCGCACTGGCGATCGCAGCGGAGATCGATACGACCTTGTCCCGGTCACCGCCGAACCAGGTCTGTGCCTTGTCGCCTTCGGCGTGTGCGATCACGGAGATCTCGTCGCTCTGCACGTACGCCAGCCTGGTGTTCTGGATTTCTCCGCACAGCTTCTCGGCGATGCGGTCCATCGCGGCCATGAACGTGTGGTCGAAAGGCCGCTGCATGTGTTTGGTGAATGTGTGGAAGGCGCGTCCGTCCACCCGGATGATCCACCAGTGCCAGCGCCGCAGGACAGGCGGAGCCTGTCCTGCTTCGATACCTTTGAAGTACTTCTCGCTCATGCTGCCGCCCACGGCCAGTACTCCTTCCCGCGCACCTGCACGGCCGCGATCGTGCCCTCATGCCACATGAACAGGTTGCCGTACTCGTCGTCGGTCCGCAGTTCCACCTGGCGGCCGTGTGTGGCGAACTCGGCGCACAGCACCTGTTCGCGCAGCAGCAGCCCGGCGACGATCTCCGGTTCCGCCTCACCCGACGCGTATGCCATACCGGATGACACGGAGAAGTTCATCCCATGAACCGTCCCCGTGACGAACGAGTGCCCTTCCAGGCTCTCGGACCGGATGATCGGGCACGGGCTGGCCAGGTGCCATACGCCAGCCGCGTGCAGGATCCGGCCATCCGAGGTCGGGACCCCCAACCGCAGCAGCGGAACGTACTCGAAACTCTTCCAGGTCATGCTCCTCTTCCCTCCATCTCGTCTCGCAGTCCGCGCACTCCAGCGCATCTGCGTCCTGATACAGCAGGTGCCAGCCTCGCAGCTGGCACCTCATCCACTCGTCAGTCCCGATCACCGGTCTACCGCCCCGATCCACCGGAAGACCCCCAGGTGCCCGTCCGGGAACTTGTGGATCCAGTCGCCCTCCTCGCAGACCATGTACTGCCTGACCTGCTCGTCCCAGCAGCACGGGTCTCCGAAGCTGTTGAGGACGACGTCCTTATGGCCGGTGTAGGCGAGCACCTCGGCGAGGTTGCCGCCGGACCACTGGATCATGATCTCTCTTCCTCCTTCTCTTCGATCTTGTGCCCGATATGCCACTTATTGCAGATCTCGCACAGGTAGACGTTGCCTTCCTCGGCCATGCCGGACTTGCGCTTCAGGAAGTCCTCGGCCGACTTCTTCTTGCTGAACGGCCGCTTCGGCGTGTCGTCGCGGTTGACGTGCTGGCGCTGCCAGCGTCTGCGGGTGACGCTGGTCGGCGTCGGCTTCACGAACTCGTGTCGTCCCACGGCACCAGCACCAGCCTGCGGCGAACCGCGTAGGCGAATCCGGCGACGAAGTCCAGCCGGTTGACCTGCTTGTGTGCGCGTCCCATGCTCACCGCCGCCTGATTTGCGTCGATCATGTCGGCGATGCACTGCTGCGACAGTCCCAGCTCCTCACGACGCCGATGCAGCTGGTCCATCAGAGCGAACGCCATCGCCCGGCGTTCAGTGGCGGTGATCGGGGTGACGATCAGCTCCCAGGGGCGGTTCTCGATCCGTCGTGCCTTCGTTGCCATCCTCACTTCTCCTCTTCCGCATCCAGAACGAGCCCACCAGGTCCGCAGCTTGGATCCCTATTTCCAGATCCGTACCCGGAATGGGCACCCACCTGCCGAAAGGCAGGTCGGGACCGATGTGGACCGCGTCTGTCGTGTCGAATGTCATTACTTCACTATAAACGAAGGGGACCAGGTCTGCACCTGGTCCCCTTTGCTACTTCTGTCCCGGCCGCTTCGCGATGTCCGCTCGCCGGTCCTCATTGGCCTTCTCCGTCCGGCGCGGTGCCGGGTCCGGGTCGAAGGGCCGCTGGCGCTCGTCCTTGCCCATCACACGCTCCGGGGTCGGGGCGGGGGTGGTGGCGGCGGAGGCTTCGGAGGGAAGACAGGCGGGTTGCCGGTGCCTGGCTTGAGCCGCATCACTTCCCCTTCGGAGGCTGCTGCGGCTGCGGCTTGGGCTGCGGTCGCTTGTCCACCGGAGTACCGGGGAACGTACGCGGGTCGATGCCCTTGCGGAGACCGAACATGTCGATCACTTCCCCTTCGGGTCTGCCGGAGGCTTGGCGGGGGTGGTGGGCTTGCCGGGGTAGCTGGGCTGGCGAGGGTGCTCGACCTGCGGCCCGACACCCTTGCGGAGTCCGAACATTTCCTTCTCCCTGCTCTGGGCGTTTCTTTCCTTCTTACATCACTATAAAACAGCGCTGTCTCCAGCGCAAACCGGCTGCTAGCCGCGCTGTGGACCGTAGACCAGCAGATTCCACGCCTTGCGCCACCACGGATCCGGCGCACAGGTGCACGCGGTGCCGTGCTTGAGGAACACCTCTCCCACACCCCCGGCGCTGGCCTGCGCAGCCTCCTTGGTCTCGTAGTTCCAGGGACTCTCGTACCGGCCGATGCGGTAGCTCCAGTGGCAGTGCGTGCCGTCGTCGAACTTCATCTCATCCCTCCTCTTCCCAGGTGCCGAACATCAGCACCTTCGTCATGTCCACCCGGTATTCGACACCGCCCGCATCGTCCGCGAACCGGAACGGCCCCATGAAGTAGCACGAAGAATTCTGCTTGTAGGTGGTCGTGCGCACCCGCTCCGCCAGTGCTGTGTCCTGCGTCCAGACCGACACCGGCCGGGAACCGTCCTGCATGTAGAAGCTGAAGTAGTACCTCATGCCTCGATCTCCGTCCCGATCTCCGGATACGTCACCGTGAACACGGCGTCGCACCGCTCGCACTTGATGTTGTCCGGCGGAAGGACAGGCTGCCCGTTGCTCCGCTTGATCCAGGTGAGCGTCTGGATCTCGTGTTGTCCCATCTCCTTGCACACGTCCCGGCGGCCGATCATCCGGGCTTCCTGCTCGTTGTACGTCTTCACGACTGCACCACCGCGACCAGCGCCCCGCCGATCACGGACAGCCCTCCCAGACCGACCAGCACGACCACCGCGCACGGCCAGCCGCTGCCGCTGTCCGCCTTACGCGCCGCACCAGGCCGTCCGCCTCTGCGCACAGAAGTGAACTTGCTCTCCGAGTGCCCGCCTCCGCCTGTCTGACCGCTCTTTCGCGGCTTGGGGATCTTCGTCATTCCTGTTCCTCCTGTTTCGGTTCCGCGCTGGCGGCCTGCCCAGTGGTCGGCGCAGCGGCAGCGATCCTCCCCGAATTAGGGGACGGTTCGGCTACGTGATCGCTGAGATCCGGGTCGGTGACGTGCTCCCAGAACGCGCCGTAGTGGCGGCTCCAGCTCCCCTCGCGCCGGATCGGTCCGCCGCAGTGGACGCAGGTCGGCGCAGCCTGCTCGCCGGTGCTCGCCACGGCGTCCATGCGCACCCTGTGCGAGTAGCGCCGTACGCCGCCTGGGACCGTGCGGCACGGCTGTCCCGCATCCGCGCCACACTCCGGGCACGGAACGGTCTGGGACGGTCTGACGCCGTCCGCCGTCGCGGTGGGCGTGCCCGTCACGGCAGGCTCTGGCTCGTGATCGCGCGCCGGAGGACCCTCGTGCTTCCAGAAGCCGCCGTTGAACACCGTGTCCAGCCAGCGGATCGGCAGGCCACAGGTGGCGCATGTCGCGCGCCAGTCGCATTCCTCCGGCGCGGCCGTGCCCGTCACGGCCTCGGGCTCATGCTGGAACCGGCGTGGACGTCCAGCGGCAGCCGCCAGTCGCGGCGCCTCATCCGGCAGCGCCAGGATCTCCTCCTCCGTCATCCAGCCGTTGTTGCGCGCCAGCCGGATCAACTGCCCCGCCGTGCGTGCGCTGTCGCGTTCCTCTTGACGCGCCCGCTCCAGCTCGCTCTCCAGCTCCACCACGCGTGCAGCCAGCTCCCGCACCTGTTCCCGTGCCGCGTTGCGCTCCTCCCGGAATCGCCTCGCCATGCGCATGGCCAGCCGGAACAGACCCTCGTACTTCTTATAGGCGCCGTATACGTCGCGCGCCCCCGGTCCTCCGCTCATCCTGTCTCCTTCTCCTCCACAGATGATCTGCCGGACAGATGATCTGCCGGACAGATATATGCATGTGCAACAAAACAGGCTGCTGTTGATCTTGCTTCCGTCTTGTTCCCTTTGCTTCTTCTGTCTCTTCTGCCTGCTCTGTCCGTTCTTACCCTTATCCACTGCTTCCCGCAGTCTACTTCATCCTAACTCCCCCGGCAACCGGGCTCCGTGCAACTGGATAGCCCTCAACCGCGATACACCATTTCCGCAGCTCAACCCCCAGATGATCTTTCTCAGTAACTGTAACTGACCCCCTTTTCGTTTATCCCCTACAGAGATATACAGAAGATCATTTTGTAATAGAGATCAACAACTAACGTTGCTCTATAGCCTTAACCCTGTAACTTATGAGTTACAGGGTTACACAGTTACATATCTTCTTAAAGAAGAAGGTTTAAGCACTATAAGGCCCCGTCAACTAAGTCAACGGGGCCATAACTGCCGACGTAACGGCGTAACTACTTCAGCTGTGCCACCGGAACCCACTGCGGCTTGCCGAAGGTGAGCATCCCGGCGTTCTCCACCGACACCCGCACCCCCGACAGACCGCGTTTGGGCATCCGGACACCCGACAGCTGATTCGCTGCGCGAACAGCTGCCGGGGCACGTTTGAATCCGGCTTCCAGCAGGTGCTTGACGACCTCGTTGACGGTCATCGGCTTGATGTTGCCCGCCTGTGCCCATCCCGTATACAGCGCCATCAGGTCGTCGTAGGCCAGCCAGTCCTTCTCGTTGTCCGTCTTGACCAGGAAGTCCTCCACGAACGGCTGGAAGTCGTCCTCGGACTCCTTGTAGTCGTCCACCTGCTCCTTGATCCCGGCTGGCGGCCTCAATCCTCCCTGGAGATAGTCCTGCAACCCCTCCAGAGCCTTCCTGAGGATGCCGGAGCCCTCTTCCTGTGCCAGGAGTGCCGAGTAGTCCAAAACCTTCTCAGAATCGCTCACAGGCCGCTGGAACCACATCGGCTGGAGGCGCCGGTAGATGCCGTCCGCCGCCCCGCCCATCGGCGGCCGGTGGTTGGTGGCGACGAACAGCTTGCCGTGGATGGGGATGTCCACGAAGTCCTTGCGCATCCGGCGCCCCTTCATCGTGCCGCCCGAGACGAGCTTGTTGATCACGGCGGTGTTCATCCGCCGTTTCTGGTTCAGCTCGTCCTTGAAGATCATCCTCTTGCCGATCAGGTCCGCGATCCAGGTGGGGTGGCCGCCGCCGAACAGCGCCTCTTCGTCCAGCTCCACCGCGTAGTCCCCCAGCAGATGCGCCATGACCTCGCAGATCGTCGTCTTGCCCGACCCGCTCTTGCCCCACAGGAAGAAGAACCGCTGTTCGCGGGTCAGCCCGGTCAGCGTGTAGCCGAGCACGCGCCAGATGTAGGCGATCATCTCCGCGTCGTCCGGGAAGGCGTACTCCAGTAGCGCGTCGAACTTCGGACAGACTGCCGCCGGATCGAAGATCACGGCGGCAGTCTGCGTGTTGCGGTCCTCCGGCCGCGACGGGCGCTTCACCCCGGTCTTGAGATCCAGCGTGCCGCCCTGCACCACCAGCGACCACACATCCTGGTTCAATTCCGAGACCAGCACCCCCATCTCCGCCTCCGCGCCTGCCAGGACCTGCTGGCGAGCCCGGATGCCGAGTGACTTCGTACGAAAAGCCGAGACGGCTTTTCGTACGGCCGCCACCTCCGCGTCCTCCAGCTCCAGCCCGGCCGGGGAGTTCAGGTACTGGTCCAGCTCCATGTCCAGGACAGTTGCCACCGCCTGCGTCTGCGAGAACACCGATCCCAGCTCGTCCAGCACCCAGCGTTCACCGTTCCACTCGTACCAGCCGATGCCGGGCACGAACATGTACCGCCCGGCGAACAGCTTCACGAACCGGTCCACGTTGGCGCTCTCGTTCAGCGCAAGGGGCATGTGCACCGGTTTGAAGTCCGCTCCGGCACCTCCTTGCGGACCGCCCGACACCACGACACCGCCGCCGCCCGGTTCATCTGCCGTTGCCGCTGCCACTGCCACCAACACCCTTCATCCATGCCGCCAGCGCCGCTGCCAGCGGCGGCTGCGGTTCGACCCGCCAGAACACCCGTTCCACCTCGTAGACCACCTGCGACCACGGCAGTTCGTACGCGCAGACGGGCGGCTGCTCCATGCGTTCCCAGTGAGGGCGAAGTTCTGCGAGAACTTCGCCCTTGCCGCATCCGCGCCGCCGCAGCGCGTACACCAGGTCTCTTACAAATTCATAACGGCGCCCGGCCGGGATCACCGCCGCCGTGCGCAGTGCCAGCGATCCGCGCATCCCGGCGGAGCCGGGATGCGCGCTACCGCCGCCCTTGCCTGCGCCATGCCCCGGCGCGTTCTCCAGCCACGCCCGTAGCGCCGCCTCCGGCATCACCACAGGCGTGCCCCAGTTCATCCACCGCCGGTCCGCCGAAGGCGAGCACACGACGTACCCGCCGTTGCTCTTGATGTCCACGTTCGGCAGTACCTTGCCGCGCGAGCGCACACCGCCGTCAATCCGGAACCACAGGTGCACACCGCCGGACGGAGTGCGCGCCCGCAGCGTCTGCGGCCAGTCCCATTCCGCCATGTCCAGCGCGGCGATGCCGGTCAACCCGGCATTGCTGCGGTCGTCCCCCTCCGCGTCCACGACCACCAGACCGGACGCACCGCCCAGACGAACAGCTAGAAGCGGCGCCTGTGGCGCCGCTTCCAGCTGCCTCTCCAGACGCTCCGCGCTTAGAGAGGCGGCGTAGAAGCCGTGGCACAGCAGGCAGGTGCACACCGCCGCGTGTCCGGGCACCTCCTCGCGGCAGTTCACGCAGTTGCCGAACGGCACCTTGTTCTGTCCGAGTACAAAGACGGGCCAGCCCTCCTTCTGGTAGGCCAGCCCGGCGCGCAGCAGTCTTGTTCTGTCCATCTCTTCTCCCTCTCCTCTCCTCTCCTTGTCCAGGTGCACGAAACCCGGCCCGCCCTACGACAGTCATGAAGTCATAAGGGCGGACCGGGTCTTCCGCTGCCACCAGCTTACTTGTCGTACTCTCCCGCGTCACGACGGCGCTTGCGAAGCTCGAACCGGTCTGTGATCGTCAACCGGCGGCCGGTGGCTCCAGCAATTGAACCGAGCGTGAACGCCGCCAGAGTGCACGTCCAGTACCCCAGACCAGGTATACCGGGCTGCGCCCGGTGTACCAGGTACAGCACCCACATGAGCAGCGCTCCCCGCCAGAACGGGGCCGCCGCCTTGAGGACGACTGTCATGATCATGTCTCCGTCGTTACCTGCCCACGTGTTCTTCGCCAATTCCTTCTCCGCTCCTTCTCCGCCGGTTCCCCGGACCGATCTTGCACACCGGAAGGTATGCTACTGTGCATTAAACCACAAGGAGGAGTGAGCACATGACGTACCAGAAGTACAAGCTGACCAGCAAGGAGGGGACGCTGGAGTTCACCGGTCGTCTGATCGGGTCCGGCAACTCCGTGAGCGTGTTCCACACCAACCACGACGGCTACGCCTACGCCAGCCAGGTTCCCGGCGTGTCCAAGGTCAAGTGCCGGGCGTGCCGCTGGAACGACGTCGCGCTGTACCGCACCGACGACGGTGCCTACATCGTGCACACCAGGGGCCGTACCGTCTGCCCCGGCGAGGTGGACTTCGGCAGGCTGGCCAGGACCACCTCGGCGCTGGAGGTGGTGGAGCTGCTGACCGTGCGGGCCAATCCGCCGTTCATCACGCTGCCCGGTGCCCGTGCGCTGGCGCAGGCGGCCGAGGATGACGACGACCTGCACGACGCCTACGTGAACCGGGCGGTGGTGTGATGTCCGCATCCGCGTACCGGGACTCCCCCACCGGGATGCAGTTCTGTACCAGATACCGGCCCGCACACGATCCGGACCACGTGTACTGGTGGTATGTGCGCACCGATGCCGAAGAGGCGGAGCAGGATGCGCAGTGGCTGCGCGAGCACGGCGGCAGCGGGGTCGAGGTGTTCGAGCGTGACCTCACGCCGTGGCGTCCCCGTCGCACCGGTACCGGTACCGGTACCGGAGAAGCCGCATGAGCAAGCCCAAACGGCACCGCTTCTCTCGTGATGTCGTCCACGGTGTGACAGAACAGGGCGTTAATTACGGCAAAGGTGCGACAGCACCTCTGCCGGACTTCTTCGCCCCGGTGGACGACGAGATCGTGCAGATCATCAACGATCAGGGCGAGACGGTCTGGAGCTACACCTGCCCGCGCTCCCGATGCCCGGTCAAGCAGCACAGCAGCCGTGCCTGGGACGAAAGCCAGGCCCGCCACGCGCTGAACCAGCATCTGCGCGACGTACACCGGCAGGGCGTTTACACGTAGTGTAAGACGATGTGATCACCCCGGAGCAGCAGCGGCAGATCGAGGTCACCGCGATCGTGTACGAGATGACCGCCAGCGACGTAGTCGCTGGCGTTCATAGAGCCCTCGACGCCGGAGCCTCGCACGAGTTGATACTTCACGATTATTCGCTTAACATCGGACACGAATTAGGCCATGCGCAGTGTGCGAGCCTGTGCGCCATGCTGGCGCTCCAGCTTGCCCTCGCGCAGCGTGCACAGACACACAGTGAAGGAGCAGGAAATGGATGACAAGACCTACGACGACGCCGTAGAGGGCGCGACCGTCCTGGTGAAGGACGCCATCATGGATCTGGCCGTGCGGGGGATGTCCTCCCGTGACGGCGTCGACGCGATGGCCGAGGCGTTCCAGATGACCGATACGCTGCTGAAGTCCACAGGCTCCGGCCAGCGCGTCCAGCTCGACGAGATCACGTCCGTGCTGATCTACCTGCTGGCACAGCAGACGCTCAACATCAACGCACCGCTAGACCTGGACGTCGAGTCACTGCCGGAGGCGATCGCGGCCGTGGAGGGCGACATCGGCGAGATCGTCGCGGAGCTGGTGCCGCTGTTCGGGGACATGGACCAGGCCGCATACCTGGAGATCGTCCGCAGTGAGGCGGAGCGGATCGCCAACACCGGCTTCCTCAGCACTCCCGGCGAGCCGACGCGGGGTGCGGCCATGCTCGGAGCACTGGCAGCCGGAGTGCTGCTGACGCGTCTGGCCAGTGCCGCCGTGCAGCTGCCCCGCCTTCTCGACGAGCTGGAGACAGCCGCCCGCACCGCCCCGGACGACGTCCCCCGCCTGCGCGCACAGATCCTGTCCGTGGTGTGCCCGGCTCCGGAGCCTTCCCGTGCAGCCGCGTAGCGGTATCAAGATCCTGCGGTTGCGTCACCGGCAGGCACCGTCCCCGGACGGCTGCCGGTGGTGCGGCTTCCTGGAGTCAGAGCATCCGCACCGGGGCGGCTGGCGCCAGAAGGGTCCGAGCTTTCCCAATCCGGATCGCCACGCCTACACGCTGCCTACGACCGCACAGACGGCCGCCAGAATCGCCGCCCGCCGTGTCTTCTGCATGCCGGACAGCTCCCCGCCCGCCATGCAGACAGGAGTGGCCAATTATGGCCGCACACGTCTGTAGCACCGAGTGCAAATGCGGGCACTGGCGTCCGGGACGGCGTGTGCGTCTGCCGGAGGCAGGCAGACGCAGGGGCGGCTGGAGCCTGGACATCCTCGACGGCGTCCCGGACGACAACCCCAGCACGGATTACAGCCTCTATGAAGACTACGAACCGGAAGAGGAGAAATGATGCGGACGAATGACCTCGCACAGCTGCGGCTGCTCCAGGACCAGTGGTATGGAAAGCTTTTCGACCTCGGCACCCTGTACGCCACCGCCAACGGCCGCAAGGACCGGATCAAAGCGGAATACGCGGAGCGCTATCCCGACGACAAGGCGACTCAGCTGGAGATGCTGGCCTCCAGCGCCCTGTACGCCGACGCCAAGGACGACATCTGGCAGGCCGCGCACGAGATCCCGGCTGTAGCCGCTTTCCTCCAGGCGCTCCAGCTGCGCATCGACCTGGTGAAGCACGGCTATTTGCCAAGTCGGGAGAGTTAGCGTAAAGTAGTTCGTGCGAAGGCAGGTCTGGTCCATCGAGACGAACCGCCGACGCCCATGCACAACGAGCCGGGTACGGATGGTGCGCGAAGTCCTGCTGCAAACGCAGGTGACGCCCCGGACGTCGTAAGTCCGGACCGGGACGGAAGCCGTGTGACGTCCGCTCATAGCGGGGTGGAGCAGCTTGGTAGCTCGACGGCCTCATAAGCCGAAGGTCGCGGGTTCGAATCCCGCCCCCGCTACGCGCAACGGCAGACCCCCGGCCTGACAACCGGGGCAGGGCAGCCGGGCTGATAGGGGCGTCACCCCGAATTCAGCTACCCAGCGGGGCAAGGCCCGCGACGCCGGGACAGACCGGGGAGGTGCACCGCGAGGCAGTCCAATAGGCTGCCGGGCGGCATGGGGTCCGGACTACCCGTGACTGCGTTCGATCCGCAGAGGCACCGCGAGTCGCCGGTCTCTGAAAACCGGTAGTCACGGTAAACGCGATGCCGTGGCGGGCAGCAGCGTCATGAACTGCTGTAGGGGTGCGGTGTACGGCGCGCACAGGGCGGCAAGCCCAGGAAGGGGTTCGAGACCCCTACACCCCGCGACCGGGAACAATCACAGAGCCCTATACCCCGTGTTCACACCACATAAAGGCATGACGGTGTGATTCGGCGGGTGCGGTGCCGAGTTGGAAACTAGGTCGGCCAGGACGGAAGCCACTGCCGTGACGCTGGAGAGACAGCAGAACACGAGCAACGCACCCGCGTTAAGGGGCGGAAGGACGCCATTTGTGGCGTGACGCCGGGAGAGACCGGATGGTAGAAGGGCGAAGGCGGAGCCGTACAGAGGTCGCGACCTCCCAGGCGGTGGCACCAGAGCCCGTGGGGAGCCCGTGGCGGACGCGTCGGCGGGTTGGATGAGGGATGCCTCACCGGATCGTTACCGGCCTCCACACTAGGCACCAGGTGCGTTGACGAGGGTTACTTCATTCGGGAATCTGTCCTTCGTCGTCTTGATCTCTGGTGCCGCACGTCCTTGTAGCTCAACGAGCAGAGCACCCTGGCGGACCGCGCGGCAACGTGTAGGCAACGGGGGAGACGCAGGTGCAAGTCCTGCCGGGGTCACGGTCTTCAGAAGGGTTCGGTGCAGACCTCACAGGGGTAACGGCCGGAAATCCAGAAGATGCCGTATCCGCGAGGACGGTGATGCGGGGACGGTCCTAGGAAACCTCCCCGCACCAGGGAAGTGTGCCTGAGTGGTCTAAGGGGCCGGTCTGCTAAACCGGTAGGTGGGAGCCTTACAAGCCGCCTCGCAGGTTCGAATCCTGCCGCTTCCGCGCAAGGGTTTATAATTTCATGAGAAGGCGGAGGGAGAAAGAATGCAGGTCAAGAACGAGATCGTCCACGTAGCCCTGGTACTGGACGCATCGACTTCGATGAACCATCTGACAACCCGGCTGATCCAGGTCGCCACCGAGCAGATCAAGGCGATGAAGACCCGCTCGGAGGAGCTGGACCTGGAGACGCGCATCAGTGTCTACACGTTCGCCGATCCGTCCAACATCCAGTGCGTGATCTTCGACAAGGACGTCTTCCGGCTGCCGAGCATCGATGGCCTGTACCGCGCCTACGGCAACACAGCGCTGATCGACGCCACCATCCGCAGCCAGCGCGACTTGGAGCGGACCGCGCAGATGTACGGCAAGCACCACTTCCTCACATTCGTGCTGACGGACGGTGAGGAGAACCGCTCCCAGAACGCCGCTTACGTGCTGCGGGACCTGCTCAAGGGGCAACCCGCGAACTGGTCTGTCGCAGCGCTGGTGCCCGACAGCAGCGGCAAGCGGTACGCGGTGCAGTGCGGCTTCCCGGAGAAGAACGTGCTGATCTGGGACACGACCGCCGCTGGTCTGACCAAGGTCGCCGACGAGATCACCCAGGCCACCAACAGCTACATGACCTCGATCTCGCGCGGCACCGGCTACGACAAGACCAACGTGTTCGGTACCGGTGCGGACAAGGTGAACGCGCACACGATCACGGCGGCCGGACTCATTCCCGTTCCGACCAGCGACTACCTGCTCATGCAGGTGGTCAAGGATCAGGACATCAAGGGTTTCGTAGAAAGCATGGGGCACGTGTTCCGGCTGGGGCGCGGTTTCTACGAGTTCACGAAGCTGGAGACGATCCAGGGCAACAAGGACATCGCGATCGTCGCCAAGGACACCGGACTGGTCTACAAGGGCAACGCGGCGCGGGACGTGCTAGGGCTGACCGGCTCCATGCGGGTCAGACCGGACCACAACCCCAGCTACACGATCTACGTGCAGTCCACTGCGCCGAACCGCAAGGTGATCGCCGGTACGAAGCTTCTCTACTTCGTGTAATATAAGACCCGGACAGACGGCGACTTAGTCCCGGCCTTCAGAGGGCAGTCTGTCCGCGCCCCGCCGCACGGGCACCGGACAGTGCGGCTAAACGATCACGTATAACGACACGAGCGTGTCCATGGAGCACAGGTTCAGACAGTCCGCCCGCGTGCTCCGGGTGACCAGCGAAAGCTAAGGGTCTGTCCCCGGTAGCTGGTCGGAAGCGGGTGCGAATCCCGCCGTGATCGCGGTAAAAGGACACCGGATGCATACGGTGTCCCGCACGTCTGTCGGAGAAATCCGGACTCAGATATAGGGGATTTGGTCCCGGCGTGCACCAAGGAGGAACGAGAGAGCCAGCTCCCCGGTTCAGGCCGGGAAACCGGGTGCAACTCCCGGCGTTCCACGCAGCTAGAGCCGGAGTCATGCGGAAGGGCTTCTGAACGGCAGCCGCTGGCTACTCACCCTCCGGTAAACGGCAGCCGCCCCTTGAGTAAGGGCGCTCCAGGTACCTCAGTCGGATAGAGGACCCGCTACTCGGCGGGAAGGCGGGGGTTCAAGTCCCTCCCTGGGGACTGGTAGTGGTCGTGACCTGAAACGGAACCGGGCCTGCAAAACCCGGCAGACGGATAGACGACCGAAGAAGGACGGCGTTCAGAACTGCCCAGCATCGGGAGACCGGGTTGGAGGACTGGGTAAAGAGATCAGACGCCCGGCCGGATCGACAGCTCCGGAGCTAGCGAAGTCTGTCCACAGCCTGTGCGCACAGGCTGTGCATGAACGAGGGGCGGACAGCTCCGGTGAGCGGTACCCGCGTACGCGGACCGCACGGTGGAGGAACTGTGAACACACGGTTCCAGAGAAGCCGTCACCAGCCGGGGTTGTCCGCCTCTCCTATTTTATGTAAAGTCACCGCGTCGTGTTAACTGTGAAGGAGAAGGAGACAAAAATGACCATCGTGCCTGTCGCGTACACATACCCGGCGCGACACAAGAAGACAGCCGCCACCCGCTTCCTGCGCTTCGTCGCTGCACTGGGACGCGGGTGGCGACGTTTGTACACCTATCCCGTCCGCCTGGTCCGGGCACATCTCTACGACGCCCGGCACCGGTACCAGCCGGGAGAGGTGGAAGTCACCCGCAGCACGCCGGACAGCCACCGCACCTACGGCGCGGAGATCCTGCATTCACACACCACTGAGATCGACTGGCTCACCGCGTTCGCGGACACCAGCCTCATCTACACCGGAGACCGCGATGACACTACGGCCGACATGGGACGAGACACGTCTCGCCATGGCGAAGGATCTGGCGAAGCGGAGCCTGTGCAGCAGAGCACAGGTGGGAGCCCTGATCACGGACACTGCCAGCCGGATCGTGGGCGAAGGCTACAACGGGCCGCCAGCGGGGTTCGTGCACGGTTCGCAGCCGTGCAATATCTGGTGCCGCAGACCGAACAGCCTCCAGCCCAGCCCGGACTACTCAGACTGCGTGACGCTGCACGCGGAGGCGAACGCTCTGCTGGAGAGCGACCGTTCCAGACGGCTGGGCGGGACGATCTACACGACCAGCCACGTCTGCTGGGGTTGTGCGAAGTTGATCGCTAACTCTGGCCTGGCGCGGGTGGTGGTCGAGTCCGACGCCGCGCACGTGCACCGTGACCCGATGGCCAGCTACCGCTTCCTCATGGAGTGCGGTCTGGAGGTGTGCCTGCCCGGCGACGCCATGATGATGGCCCGCCTGTCCAGGGAAACCCCCATGAAGGAATTGCCATCGCAACCGCGTCCACAGGACACGGCTCCCTACTATCCCGAAAAGCTGGTGGACTGATGCACCCTCGCGGCCTGGCAGACGTAGAGCTGCACCTGGTGGACAGCCTGGAGGAGGCGAACAGCCTCTATCAGTGGTTCCTGCACGGTCCGCAACAGCACGGCCGGATGGCGGTGGACACCGAGACCAGCGGACTTTCGCGCCAGACGGACCGCGTCCGTTTGGTTCAAGTGGGCGATAGCAATGAGGGCTGGGCGATCCCGTGGGAGGGTCCGGACAACTGGGCTGGCCTGTTCACCGACATTATGAGCCGCTATAACGGCCGTATCCTCACCCACAACGGTCCGACGTTCGACCGGCCGATGATCCGTAACATGGGTCTGGAACTGCCGTCGCACAGCATGGACGACACCATGGTCATGTGCCACATCCTGGAGCCGCTGCTGCCGGTGGCGCTGAAGAAGGCCGCTGGACGACACGTGGACCCGGCTGCCAACGCCGCGCAGAAGGAGCTGGAGGAGGCGATCGCCAAGCTGGGCTGGAGCGGGGTTCCGGTCAAGTTCCCGCCGTTCTGGGCGTATGCCGCACTCGATCCTGTGCTGACCTGCCAGCTGGAGGAGATGCTGCGCCCGAAGCTGATCGCACAGGGCTGCGAGCGAGCTTACGACGTGGAATTGGCGGTGCTGTTCACGCTGGAGCGGATGTCGTCCAACGGTGCCGCCGTGGACGTCGGGTACGCGCAGACTCAACGCGAACGCTTCATGAAATACGTACATGATGCCGCCGTCTGGTGCCAGGACACATTCGGCTGCTCACCCGGCAGCAACCAGAAAGTGATCAAGGTTCTCCAGGACGCCGGGTACGAGTTCACCAAGTTCACCGAGTCCGGTGCGCTGGCCCTGGACAAGGAGGTGCTGGAGGGCATAGAGCATCCGCTGGCGCAGACGGTGCTGAAGAGGCGGCAGCTAGAAAAGCTGTCTTCCACCTACCTGAGCTTCTACATCGAGCACCACCGCGACGGTCGCATCCATCCATCCATCCGGTCGCTGGGCGCCCGCACCGGGCGGATGAGCATGGCGGAGCCCAACTTCCAGAACCTGCCGCGCGTGTCCGAGAACAACCCTTCCGCCAACGTGGTCCGCAACTGCATCACCGCCAGTCCAGGTAACGTCCTGATCTTCTGCGACTTCAGCCAGATCGAGACCCGCATCCTGGCACACCTGTCGCAGGATGCCGGACTGATCGCGGCCTTCCACTCTCCCGAGGACTTCTTCGTCACGCTGGCCCGCAAGATCTTCCGTGATCCGTCGATCGGCAAGAAGGACCCGCGCCGCAACGTCATCAAGACGCTGGTCTACGCGAAGATCTACGGCGCCGGGGTCGAGAAGATGGCGCTGACGCTGGGGATGCCAGTATCAGAGGTTTACGCGGTCAACTCGGATCTGAACCTGGCCTTCCCAGGCATCAAGTTCTTCCAGGACGACGTCCAGCGGGAGGGCTGGGACAACAAAGCCCGACACGGCGAGGTCTTCGTACGATGCCCGCTGTCCGGGCGCCGTCACTTCGCCGACCCCGGCAAAGAATACGCCCTGGTGAACTACCTGATTCAGGGAATGGCCGCGTTCTTCTTCAAGACGAAGCTACTGGAACTGGACGCAGCGGGACTGGCCGAGTACATGATCCTGCCGGTGCACGACGAGATCATCCTGGACGTGCCGGTAGAGAAGGCGCCGGAGGTCGTCCGGGTGCTTATGGAAGTCATGAACGACACGCACACGCTGCGCGTCCCCGTGGCCGCTGAGGTGTCCTGGGGACCGCGTTGGGGCAAGAAGCACGACTGGTCGGAATGGGAGCTGGCAGCATGATGCTCTGGCGCAGACAACCGACCAAGGAACAGATTGCGGAGTTCATCCAGGCACGGCGCCAGCACATGAACGACGAGATGGTGCGCTGTGATCTCTGGTTGCCGGATCCCAACGACCTGAAACCACCCGATTATGAGGATCTGCATCCGGTTCTGAAGAAGGCTGTAGACGATGAGGTCTGGGCGACGATCGGTGCGAACCTGCTCACCGGTCCAAGGCCGAAGTTCACGCAGTTGGCACTGTTCGATCTACCGCTCAGAGCGGCTCCCGGCTGGTGCGTTGTACAAGGACAGGAGTACGAACTGTGATCTTCGTGGGTATCGACCCCGGCAACATGACCGGTCTGGCCTGGTGGTCTCTGGGCGATACGGCTCCTACGGCAGAGGAGATCCCGGCCGCGCAGATGGGCAACGTTCTGCGTAGGCGCCTGGCGATGTTTCCGGTCGGGACTCCTGTCCGGATCACCGGAGAGCGCTACACGATCTCCTCCGGGGTGCTGACGCCGCAGCCAGCAGCGCTGGAGGTGATGGGCGTCGTGAAGGACATGGCACAGCTGCACGGTGTCCCGCTGCACTGGGCACAGCCCAAAGACGCCAAGCGGTCGTACCCGGACAAGATCCTGCGGCAGCTGGGATGGTACATCCGGACCAAGGACGGGCATGCCAACGACGGGATGCGCCAGATCCTGGTGGGACTCGTCCGCTACGACCCCGCTTTGTACGCGGACCTGCTCGGGATATAATGTAAACTCGCTGAGGGAGAAGGAGGAGCGAGATGGTGAAGGCGTTCACGGACCTGGACCGGGACAGGATCGTCCTGGAGTCCGACTGGTCCGACAAGGAGCGGATCAAAGAGGTGCCCGGCGCCAGCTGGGATGCCAAGAACTACCGGTGGACGCTGCCACTGAGCTGGTCTTCCTGTGTCATCCTGCGCGGGGTGTTCGGACAGGATCTCGTTCTGGACGAGTCCCTGAAGGGATGGGCGGGCGCCGAGCGCGTGCTGCGCATCGATCCCGCGATGGCGTTGCGCGACCACACTTCGGCGCCGGAGCATCTTTACAACGGTCTGTACGCCAAGCTCTACCCGTTCCAGCGGGCGGGTGTGGCGTTCCTGGACGCCGCTGGAAGTGCGATCCTCGGTGACGATATGGGCACCGGCAAGACGATCCAGCTGCTGTTCACGCTTCAGAACAAATTCGCCGGACTGGAACCTGCGCTGGTCATCTGCCCGAATTCCATGAAGGGCACCTGGAAGCGTGAGGCTGAGATCTGGTATCCGTCATGCACTCCGTACGTGGTGGCGGGAAGCGCGGTAGCGCGGCGCAAGATCCTCGACAAAGCCGCCGCTGATCCATCGGCGCTTGTCATCATCAATTTCGAGTCCGTCCGCCTGCACAGCCGGACGGCGGGCTTCGGGTCGATCAGTCTCAAGCGCTGTGCTGCGTGCGGGGGTACGGACCCGAAGACCACCGAGACGAATTGCGAGGCGCACGCACGGGAACTGAACAAGATCCCGTTCGCCGCCGTGATCGCGGACGAGGCGCACCGGCTGCGCGATCCCAACGCCAAGCAGACCCGTGCCTGCTGGGCGGTGGCGCACGGACCAAGCGTCCGGCACCGCTTCGCCGCTACCGGCACGATCGTGGAAAAAGGTCCGGAGAACGTCTGGTCGATCGGCCACTTCGTGGCGCCGGACGACTTCCCGCGCAAGTCCAAGTTCGTGGACCGCTACTGCCAGCCGGTCTTCAACGCCTCCGGGTTCATGACCACGGGTGGTCTGAATCCGGCTACCAAGGCCGAGTTCTTCAAGTTCTTCGACCCCCGGTACCGGCGCATGAACAAGGATCGCGTCCTGGCACAGCTGCCGCCGAAGGTACGCACCACCCGGTACGTGCAGATGACCCCGCAGCAGCTGAAGGTGTACGAGAAGATCGCGGACGGGGTTCCGGTCACCCGTCTGGAGTCCGGCGCGCTGATGGTGGTCCACGCCGACATCGCCGCCAACACCAGGCTTCTCCAGTTCTCCAGTGCCTACATGGAGCACACCGGTACCAAGCTGGACCCGAAGACCGGCGAATACGTGGATCAGTACGAGATGCGCGACCCGTCCCCGAAGATCGACGCCATGATGGAGCTGATCGAGGAGATGGAAGGACGGTCGCTGGCGGTGTGCGCCGTCCACTCCCAGCTCATCGATCTCGCGGAGAAACGCCTGCTGAAGGCGGGCATCTCCTACGGGAAGATCACCGGTGACGTCAAGCAGTGGGAGCGCGACCTGTACCTGAAGAAGTTCCAGGACGGCGAGCTTCAGGTCATGCTGTTTACGATGGCCGCAGGCGGTGTGGGATTGACTATGACTGCCGCCGATACCATCCTGTTCCTCCAGCGCAGCTGGGAGAACATCCTGAACCTCCAATCGGAGAACCGGGTGCACCGGATCGGGTCGGAGAAGCACCAGCAGGTGACGATCATCGACCTGGTGACGGAAGGCTCGATCGAAGAAGGCCAGATCGAGAAGTTGCAGGTGAAGCTGGCCAAGCTGGAGGAGATCCAGCGGGACAAGGCCGCACCGGGTGCAGACATCACCACTCTGGAAGCACAGGAGAAGGAGCTGCTGAATGTCTGAGTTCCGCCTGGTCTCCAACTCCGAGATCCAGACCTTCAAGCAGTGCCGCCGTAAATGGTGGCTGGCCTGGTACCGGGGTCTGACGCCGCGTAAGAAGGCGGTTCAAAGCATCGCGCAGACCGGAACCCGGCTGCACAAGGCTCTGGACGCCTTCTACGCGCAGGCCATGGACGCGAAAGCGGCCTGGGAAGCCCTCACAGCCGCACAGGCCGCTGATCGTGCCATCCTGGAGTCGCAGGAAGCGGTGCCGTTCTCCAACGCGCTGTCGGACCTCCTGAAGGATTTCAACCTGGAGTCCGTGATGCTGGAGGGCTATATCGAGTGGCTGGCCGAGACCGGCGAGGATTCCAGTCTCAAGGTGGTCTCCACGGAGACCTACATCGAGGCAGAGTTCCTGGACGGCAACGACGACATCCCCCCGGTGAAGCTGATCGGCCGGATAGACCTGCGTGTCCAGGACATGCGATCCGGGCGCCGGGCGATCATGGACCACAAATCCGTGCAGGCGTTCAAGCATCCGCTGCTGCTGGGACTCGACGAGCAACTACTGCATTACCGGCTGCTGGAGCATCTGAACACCGACTCCGCCGACACCCGCTGCGACGCGGCATATTACAATATGCTGCGTCGGGTGAAGCGCGGTCCACGCTCCAAACCGCCGTACTACAAGCGGGAGATCGTCGAGCACAGCCAGCGTGAGCTGGAGTCATACATGAACCGGCTGGCAGGCGTGATCACGGATATACAGCAGGTGGAGTCGGCTCTGCGGGAGGAGCCCGCCCTGGCCGCAGGACTGGCCTACCCGAACCCGAGTCGCGACTGCACCTGGAAGTGCCCGTTCCTCAAGGTCTGCCGGATGTTCGACGACGGCAGCCGCGTGGAGGCTGCGCTGGAGAACCTGTACGAGATCGGGGATCCGCTCTCGTACTACCAGACGGAACAGGAGAAGGAGGAGTGAACAGCACTGAGTTCTGGCGTCTGGTAGACGGCCAGATGCCCGACCATCTGGATGTCCCTGTTCGGGTGGTAGATGAAGACGGGTTCGTGCACCACGTCCAGTCGCTGCACTGGGACGAGGAGAGCAGTGCATGGATCATCCGTACCGTGTGGAAAGGTTATGAATGAGTCTCGACCACCAGTTCTCCGCGTTGATCCACGGCCCGTCAAAGGCCGGGAAGTCCAGCCTGTCCTTCACGGCACCGTTTCCGCTGGTGACGGCCGACGCTGAAGGCAGTACCAAGTTCATCAGGACGGCGGGGTTCAAGTCCGCTGTTCCGGCCCGGAAGATCTTCTGGGACCCGGTGCGCGAGAAGGCGCCCGTCCACGACGGGACCTGGGACGTCGCGGTGGTGAAGGTGCCGGATTGGATGACCCTGAAGACCTTCCGGGACCGGCTGAAGCTGGAGCCGCATCCGTTCCGCAGTGTGTCGCTGGACTCCGTGACCGAGATCCAGCGCAAGTGCAAGGCGTCGTTCGAGCGGCGTATGAGCATGCAGCAGCAGGACTGGGGCGTGCTTCTAGCGGAGATGGACGACATGATCCGGGGGTTGCGGGACCTGACGCTGGTCGCCGACAACACGCTCCAGGTCGCGATCTTCATCTCCGAGACCGTGATGAAGGACGGCAAGTGGCGTCCCAACATGCAGGGCGCGGTCGCCACCTCCATGCCGTACTGGGTTGACGTCTGCGGCTACCTGTCGCAGCGGGAGCTGACGGACGGCACCACGCAGACGGAACTGCTGGTGTCCAACCATCCGCAGTTCGAGGCCGGGGAGCGGGTCCAGGGCGTGCTCCCGAAGGTCATCGCCAACGCCAACATCAACGACATCATCCACCACATCTACAGCTAGGAGCTGAGCAGACATGACGTCCATCGCGTGGGGCAAGATGCACAAGGACGCCACGACCGTGCTGGAGGGAGACTTCCTCGGCGTTCTGGAGAACGCCAAGGCGGCGCAGTCCTCCAACGGGAACCCGTGCGTCAAGGCGATTGCGAAGATCACTGCTGGCCCGTACGCGGGCCGCACCATTCCGGTGAACTTCACCCTGACCGAGAAGTCCATGGGTCTGTTCTTCGCCAACATGGCGCAGCTGGGCCTGGACGAGGCGTTCTTCCAGGGCATCGACGGTCAGGGTATGGAGCCGGTCGCCGCCGCTATCAACGGTGCCACGGTGGAGTTCACCGTGGAGAAGCGGTCCTGGCAGGGTCAGGACCGCGAGAACGTCACGCGCTGGAAGCGCGTCGGTTCAGCTGGACTGCCGGTGGCTTCGGGTCTGCCCTCCGCTTCCACGCTGCCCTCCGCATCCACGGTGCCGACCGTCGCCTCTCCGCCGCCTGTGCCGGGTGAGGACGGCAGCGATCCCGACCCGTTCTAGAATTTTATAAATCCTGTAAGATGAGGGGAGTCCGCTGGTGGCGGGCTCCCCTTCTTCACATCCAGGAGATGATCATGCCGGAGGACTTCCTCGACACCGACGAGACCGAGCAGCCGCTCACCCGACAGGAAGCCATCGGCATCGTGCTCGTGGTGTTGATCGCCTTCGCGGTACTTCTCGCCGTGTGCGTCTCCGGATGGGTGGCATTTTTTGCACATTCCGTCTGCTGATCGTGTTGTGTTACGTTCGGCTACAGGACATATAAACCAGGAGTTACCACGATGAGTGAGAACAAGCGCGGCAGAGGACGCCCTCGTCCGTCCTCAACGCTGGAACGAGACGAGGAAGTGTGCACGTTCCTGCACTACAACGGGCCTACCGGCCGTGTGCGGCTGGCGGAGCACTTCCAGGTGAACCAGAACATCATCTACCTTGCGCTCGGACGCCTGCGCAAGGCCGGACGGGTCACGAAAATGCGTGACCACAAGCTCCATCTTTGGGCGTGCACCCCGTCTGCCTTTTGAGGAGCGTGCTGTGATGCCCGGCCCCCAGGACGAACAGCACCGCTTCAACGGAATTTTCACGGCGGGCAACGACTTGCTACAGCAGATCAACATCGCCGTGATCCGCCTGGACGGAAAGATGGACAAGCTAGACCAGCGATTCGGTGACTTCCGGGACGCTGTCAACAACAAGTTCAAGGACATCGAAGCCATCCAGAAGGATCAGGAGACGCGTCTGCGGTTCCTGCAAGATCGCCCGTACGTCTCCCCCGCGACGGTCTGGAAGGTGGTCGGAACTTTGATCTCCGTCATGGGCCTGGCCGCGACAATCTATGCGATGGTGAAGAAGTGACGACGGATTTCGTGGTAGACAAGGGCATTGAACGTCTCATAGCCCAGGTGCTACGGGCAACATCCGTCGCCCGCAGTGATATCGGGACCATCGCCGGTCCGAAGCACCGCCAGTCCGGTCCGCACTTCCCGGAGGACCCCCCGCCACCGGGAAACCCGCCGCACCAGGTGGATGCCGTCGACTTCCCGCACCAGCCGGACAAGGGCCTGGACTGTAATGTCCTCACCGAAGATCTGCGGCTGTCCCGTGACCAGCGGATCAACCTGGTGATCTGGAACCACCAGCAGTTCTCCAGCTACCCGAAGAACGGCGTTGCAGCCTTCACCTGGCGCCCGTATACCGGCGCAGACCCCCACGACACCCATTGTCATGTGGAGGTCAACGACATACATCACGACGAGACGCAGGACTGGAAGGTGTTCGAGATGGCCGACAGCTGGGACAAGGTGTACAAGGTCCTGGACGACGCGGACGACGGCAAGGCGGACGGCGTCCGCGATGGCGACACCACGGGTCACAGCCTGATGGTGATCCGTTCGCGGACGTATAACATCCTGCGCAAGCTGGAGGAGTTCGCGGACACGCGGGATGTGGTCAGTGACGAGCAGCTGGAGAAGATCGCTCAGAAGGTGGTTGTCCTGCTCGCGGACAAGATCATCTTCGTGCCGAAGGCGAAGGTCGCCGAGGAGCCGTCGTGACGGACGACGACTTCAAGAAGTGGGAGACGCGCCAGGATGCCAAGGATCGCGCCTGGCGCACGTTCCTCCAGAACATCGGCGTAGACGTCGCGGTAGCCGTTGGCCCGGTCGTCTACGACGCGGTAGCGGGCTGGGACGGCGCCTTCACCGCCGCGTACTGGGTTCCGGTCGGGGTGAGCGTCGCCAAGACGGCAGCTGTGGTCGTGCTCGCGTACGTGATGCGGCTGAAGAAGCCGCCAGCACACGGTTACTAAGAACAGGGCGCTGCCGCAGGCAGCGCCCTGTTTGCATTAATTCCCCCGGTGTGTTATTATAAATGAGTCGAAACACCTAGTGAGAAGTGAGGACTTGAAATGGTTGCGAAGTGCTTCTACTGCCAGACAACGAACGTTGAGATCGCGCACATCAAGGAATGCGCCGTCAAGACGGCCGCCGCGAAGGCGCCCGCACTGGTCACGGCTTCCGCCGCTCCGGCTAAGGTGACCGTCCAGAAGGCGATTCCCGCCTACCAGAAGGCGATCGCGGATCTGAAGGCGAAGGCGGCTCCGGTTCCGGTTCTTGCGTCCGTCGAGCAGACGGCTGCACAGCTCGACAAGGCATATGCTGCGAAGGTGGAGGTCGGTGTGATCGTAGAGGACAAGACTCCCGCAGCTCCCGCAGCTCCGGAGAAGGTCGCGCCCGCTGACATGGAGATCGGGCACTACTTCAAGGACGGGAACGCGTACAAGATCGTCTGGAACAAGACCCAGACCAAGAAGTACGCCATGAAGCTCTACATCCAGCCCTTCTGGGGCAAGAAGGGCAAGACGCTGAAGGGCACGTGGGTCTACGACTCCGGCGCGATCTACAACCTTCAGCCTGAGCACAAGATGACCAAGGAGCAGGCCGACAACTACGCGGTCTCCACCCTGGAGAAGTACGGCGTCTCCTTCTGCTGCGTCTGCGGCAAGAAGCTCACCGCCAAGGAGAGCGTCTCCAAGGGGATCGGCCCGGTGTGTGCCGCCAACCTCGGTGTGTAAGATGTGAGGCATCAGGAGACTGACTGCAAAACACGCGAAGAACCCCCGGCCTTCGGCCGGGGGTTCTTTCGTCTATACAGCTAGAAAGGCCGGTTGCGCTGTAGCTTCACGGCGTCGGTCCAGATCTCGCCGAGCTTCCAGGCGTTGCCCTCGATGGTCATGCTTCGCATGAATTCGCGACCGGCGAGCGACCGCTCCTGTCGCATCGAAGGATCGTGCACCAGTGCGCGTACGCGCTGGAACCACTCGTGCGCATCTCGCGCCAGCAGAGGGCCGCCGTCCGGGCACAGCCGCCGCAGCGCGGCGTACTCGGCTCGCGGGGAGGCTACCGAAGGCACGCCTGCCGCCATGTATTCCAGCGGCTTGAGCCAGCTCTTGGCAGCGTTGAACTTGGTGTCCGCCAGCGGTGCCACGCCGATGCCCAGCTTCGCCACAGTCTTACACCAGTCCTGCACCTGCGTAGGACCGGTGGCGTGGATCGGCCGGTCCTGCGGCACCCCCCAGGCGTTGTGTACGCCTTCCACGGAGCCGATGACACCGAACTGCACGCCGTCCTGCATCAGCTTGTTGACGCTGGAACCCATGATCTGGAGGTCTCCGGGGTGGGAGTGCACCGAACCGGCCCAGCCGACCATGTCATGGTCCACGCGGGGGATCTCCAGCACGTCTGCACAGACATAGTTGTGGAAGACCGCACCCCGACCGTGCTTGGCGAAGACGTCCTGTAGCCGGGGCGTGCTGGTCACCACATACGTGGCGTCTCGGCAGGCGTCCATGGTGTTGTGCCAGCTGTGATCGGGGTACCTGCCTTTCGGATGCATCATCTCGTAGGCGGGGTTGCGCGGGTCGATGCAGGTGAGGTCGTCGTCGATATCCATCACCACGGCTACGCCCTTGGCCCGGATGATCGGGAACGCCTGCGCCAGGTAACGGTGCGTGATCCGCTGGAAGACCATCAGGTCCGCGTCTGCCGGGATGTTGACGTCCACGACGCGATCTCTGTCCATGACGGCGGACAGGACGCTCGCCCTGGTGTCGGCATGGACCAGCTCGATGTCCCAGCCTTCGCGTTTGAGCTGTTCCACGGGCCAGATCAACCGATAATGTCCGCAGCCGTGCCTGTCGGCCGGAAAGACATACGCCTTCACGGGCGCCCACCGTAGAACGCCGCTGCCTTGCTGGCCAGCCCGGACGTGTTTCGTCCGTGCATGTTCCAGTACCAGGTCCGCTCCTTGAGGTGCGAGATCCGCGCCCCGAGCGCCAGGCAGCCCAGTGTGAAGTACCGGTCCTCGCCGCCGTTGTTCTCACCCCGGTCCAGCGGCTTGAATCCCACCTGCTTGGCGATCCCGGTGCGGACCAGCGTCGTGATCGTGGTTTCGATCGGGTCGGCCGGATTGAAGTCATTGGAGAAGTGCGTCGGTGGGAACGGGTCCAGGCCGGGAGGCACCGTCTGGAACCACGAATACACGAAGTCTGCGCCGGTCTCCAGCGCGTGCGCCAGCATGTGTTCCAGGTGGATCGGGGCGAACCAGTCGTCGTCGTCCAGGAACGCGACCCATGGCGTCTCCACCATGCGCAGCCCGCGATCACGGTTGGCAGCCGCTCCCATTCCCTCGTCATCCTGCATCACCAGGATCTTCGCAGCCGGAAGTGTCTGCGCCTGCACGCTCATGACCGGCCGGGGATGGTCGGGATGACC